ATCTGATGCGCCGGGAAATGGCTGATGATCCACGGCGCGAGTTTCCACTTACCGCCGTGCCATCGCAATACAGGTCGCGTGGGTGTCACCGCATTCATGGCTTCGGCGATCCTCCCACAGGATCGGTGGCGTGCTCGACCGGAGCGTAGTTGAGTTCGGTTGGGTGGCAGGGCACCGAGAAGCCTCGGCCATCAAACATCACTTGGACGTAATTTCCAGCGCTCTGCTTTTCGCGCGCGATCTTACCGAATTTCTTTGTCACGGTATGCTGAACGCGAGAGCCAACCCTCGGATCAACGCTATAGGTCTTTTTGATGTAGTCGTAAGCCATCTATTCCCCCGTCGCTTTCGTTGAGGACACATCAACGCTGGGGTCTTTTTCATATCCGACCGCTTCCATACCGCAGTCAGCGGCGGCTTTAACGAGTGCGCCCGACCCGGCAAAGGGATCCATCATCAAGCCGCCGGGCACCGCAAATGGCTTGACCATCCATTCTGCAACTCGAGCTGGAAGCTCGGCCCGGCGTCCGTTGATGACCGGCGGCTCAGTGATGTGGTCGAGGTCGAGGGCGGTACAATCGTCGATTGCCTTACCCTTCCGGAAGGCGATTACGTTGACGCTGGCCCATTTCCAGCCCGTGGTCTCGACCTTGGTCCGGGCGGCCGGCTTGCACCAGGTAGCGATCCTGACGGGCTCCACGATGCCTCGGACAGCCTCGACCATGTAAGAGGTCGAGCGCCAGCTAGACGCGCACATGACGAGCATCCAGCGACCGCGTTCCAACCGTTGGGCGGCTTCACGGAGCACGATGGCGACCGTGGCCGATAGCGCGTGTTCCGCACCGGAGCCGCCGAAGGCATATGGCGGATCGGTCGCAATCAACGCCGGGCGCCTTTCCTCGAGTATTATCAGGTCGAGAGCGTCACCATGGCGGATCATTGCGTGCGCTCCTGTGGAGTGTCGCCCGACGCGATATGCCATCCGCACATCGCGCAATAATTCCACCATTGTTCGGTGACGGCATCGCAATCCTTGCAGCGACAGGATTTCTTGTTACGGCTTGCCAATTCAGCGGCGATCATTTCAGCGACGCTTTCACTCACTGGCGTTCTCCTGCGGGGAACGAGGCATAGCGGCGATCAATTTCTCCGCGGCTTCAAACTCCATGCGCCGATACTCGATTGGTCCAGGCGTCAGCCGCTGCATGCCGGCCTGTTCGATCCTCGCAGCCTCGCCACTGAAAACCCTCCGCACGCGGTTGACCGGTGTGTCTTCCTTCATTGCATCGAGAACTTCGCGGTCGCTAAGTTTTTTCCAATCGGTCATCTATTTCTCCTGTGCCGCAGGGTTTTGTTGATGCGAAGAGACGGAAAGTGCGCTCATGGCCGCACCGATGAATTCGGCCGCGACTTGCGGGACGATCGCGTTGCCGTAGGCGCGGCATCTTCCCAACAAATTGGATACCCCATCAGGTGATTTCGGAATTCGCTCGACCTCACCAGGTCGCGCCGGCCAAGATCTACCAATTGGTCGCACAGGTTCGCGACATGAGGCTTGCCGGGCCTGCCACGCTTCGTCCGATTCCCCTTCCCAGATTCGCCCTTCCCATCGCGCGTTGTCGGAGTCTGCCACGAACCAAGTCCGGTGCCGTCGTTGCGGGGCGCCGATGCTCGCAGCAGGAAGTATTCCCGCCCCGAAGGCGTAACCTGCTGCTTCCAAGTCAGTGTGAACAAGGTCAAGCCACAACCTGGAAGCCGGGCCTTCAACCTGTTCTCCAAAAATGATTGGAGGCCGACGCTCGCAGATGATCTTAAACCAGTGTGGCCAGAGGTGGCGCGGGTCATCGAATCCGAGCATTTTCCCCGGCCCCGAAAACGGCTGACAGGGGCAACTACCTGTCCAAACAGGTCGGTCTTCGGGCCATCCCGCGAGTCTGAGGGCGAGGGACCATCCTCCAATTCCCGCGAAAAAGTGGCACTGATTATATCGAATGAGATCGTCTGCTCTAACATCGCATATTGATCGCTCGTCAACGTCACCTCTTGCGATGTGTCCTCTGTCGATAAGGTTTCGGAGCCAGGCTGCTGCATAGGGGTCAATCTCGTTGTAATAAGCTGTCATTTCGCCACAGGGTTTCGATCAGGCCGCGAGACGGAGGATCCCGCCCCGTCAGTTGCGGGCACCTGGGAAAGGGCGGTGGCAATGTTCTGGAATTGGTTGGCAACGACTAGATAATGTCCGGAGCGGCTTTCGTTCTTTTCAGCTTGAACAAACCAAAAATCGGCGCGCTCCTGAGCTTTCCGCCGGGTCGCCTCAATCACCGCCCCGCGTCCGTCCGGCGATGGATTGAGAACAGCGCGCACCCGTTCGGCTGCATCGTGGATGCCATCGCAAGCCGCCGTACCGCGCTCCAATGCTTTTCTGAGCGATGCAGCTTGCAAATCTCCGCGTTCGTTCGTCGCGAGAATTGCGGCGCTATCGTAATCCTCCCGCACCGCCTCTTGCTTCGGCTCCGGTGATGGGGTGGAGCGGCCAGCGTTCCATCCACCTTCTCGATCAATGCGCGACCGCACCGCATCTGGCGTCTGGGGCACGGCGCGGAGGGCGGCGACAATCATGCGCCGTTCACGGGCGATTAAGGTAAGCGGCTGTCGGCTATCCGGAGACCAATTGTCGATCTTATCCGCCAACTCTGTTGCGTCCTGTGCAGGGGTCATGGAAGTTTCTCCGGGCGTCGGTTGGCACTTTCCCGCTTCATCGCGCAAGCTCATGCCGCACCTGATTTGTCAGGGGAGGGGAGCGCCGTATAGTCGGGCCAGCCAGCGTCACGCTCGGCTTTTGCGTCCAACCAAGCCTGGGGAGGACGGTCGTGTGTCGATGGGACTGAGGGAGCCGGCAGCGGCATCCAGTGGGAAGGAAGAACGTCGCGATCATGCGTGCCGTAGATTTCGTCAGGCACGTTATCGTTACGCGGTCGCCTGAGGAACGAGGCTTTTACAACCCACGAACCGCTCCTTTTAAAAAAGGGTTGGGGTGGATCATAATAGCCGATGTACGGCTTGTTATTGACCAAAAGCCAAATTGCGGTTTGATCCTTCGGCGCCGTCTCGATCGGCTGCCACGCGCCGCAGTCACCCGAGCCTTGGGCGCCCGCATAAAGCGGCTGCATATCCAGCCCCTCGGTTCGCAGGCTTTCCATCCGCTTGCGATCGGCTGTCCATGCCCGGATACGCATTTCGGCGCCGGCCGGTGCCTGACCGGGAACCAAGCAAACCCACATGATGGGGTCCGGCGAGCCTTGGGCAGGAGCGCCACAGTGCGCGCACGGATCGCTCATGCGACTGCTCCCGTAACGACCGTGGCAGTTCGCGGCTTCTCCAGCGGGCGAGGATCGGTAGTTTCCTCGAAATATTTACAAGCCTTCGCATAGTGCGGGACGCGGCCACCTTCCTGCCCGTGCATCAGCGACCGATATTTGGTGCAGAGGGAGTCGCGTAGAAGGCCGGATCCAGCCATATAACCGTCAGCCGCCCAGAAACGGCAACCGCGACAAGTCTTGTCAGCGGGCCCCGTAGAGGCCCAGAAGGCCATGCCAGGGAAGGTGTCCTTGCGTTTCTTTGCGAAGTCCATGTCGGGCTCAGTGAGGTGCTGAGAAATGCCGTCGTTTTCCATCTCGCCATTTTCCTTCCAGAAGTAGCGCTTGAGTGCAGAGAAACGCTTCTGCGTGAGGAACTGTTCGTAACCCTTGTCGATCAGCTTTTTGCTGCGCCGGGCCACCACCCATTTTGAGGTGCCGAGATGAAGCGCGAGCCAATCAGCAAATTCGGCTGGGACCTCGGCCGTCTCAGGATAAGAACGCGCATCCCCACTCATGCCGACACCTCATCCGCTTGGGCGGCTACGGGCTGGTGACGTCGACGCAATGCCTGCTCGCATTCTTTCTTTGCGTCTTTCGGCATCGTCGACCAAACCGCTTTGAGGGCTTCGCTGCCTAGCTTCGCAGCTTCGGCCAGCCGCAAATCCCATTCGGCTGCGGTGGTGTAATCGTCGGCCGCTCCGGCGGGGGCGTCATGGGGCGAATGTGCCGGAGCGGCCGGTCTCACCGCGCTGGGTGATCGTGAAAGCAATTCGTCTGCACTGCGCTGGTCGTGATGGATCGGTGGAGCGTCGGAGAATTCGCCCTCTATCTGCAGGCCGCGCTGGGGATCGATCCATGCGCTCTTGCCGCGCTCCTCGACCGTCTCCTCCATCGCTGCGGCAAGATGGAAGCGCGGATCGGCGTTCAGCGGCATCGCTCGCGACAGGCGACGCTTCGCCGATTTAGCCGCCATAGCCGGGAAACCGATCATCATATCCATCCACGGACTATCGGACCGACTGCCGCCGGGCGACTTCTGTTTGATCGCCATGATGTCGTCGATGCCCAGCACCGAAACCAGCGCGGGCCGATGCAGGGATGAAGCGGTGGCCCAGGCAGCGAGGATCGGCCCACGATTGCCGAGCTTGGGCTTATGACGAACAAAGCCCTTGTCGCCGAGCTCGTAGTCGAACGCATCGCCCTCGCGCACGACTTCACCCTGAATGCTGAACCCCGATCGGGCGCCCAAGGTGTTCATTCCTTTGTAGCCGATCACGAGCTGCGCCTTACCCTTAAAGGGTATGAAATAGGCCTGGCCGGTCACGCCGTCGACTTCCAGCGCTAGGCATGCGGCCGACATCGACGCATTGAGGAGGCTTTGCCGATCAGCCTTGACGAGCAAATCGGGATTGCGTTCGACCGAGACCATGATCGACCGCATCAGTCGCTCGACCGGGATGGCGCCAGCCAGTGCTTGCTCAAATCGCGGCGCGAGCGGCTTCAGCGTGTTTTCGAAAATAACAAGATCAGATGCCACCGAACGCTCCATCGATTTGCTGCGGGATGTGCGACTTGATCGAGACCGTCGTGATCTCGCGCGCGGGACTGGCCTTGTAACGGCTGATGCCGACCTTGCGCGTCACTCGGATGCCCTGCGGCAATTCGATGGAATCGGCATCTTTGAGAAGGCCGAGGAGTTTTGCCTTCGTACCCTCCTCGATCTTCTCGGCCGCAAGCCGCTGTACGCGCTGATACTCGGCATCAACAACCTGCTGGGCCAGCCTGGTGGCCTCGACCTCGCCGAACTTCTCGACCGCGTTGATGATCTCGCCGGTCGGCTTGGCGAAGATTTGCTTGAGCAGCGGCACTTCGACGGGCGAGCCAAACGGTTCCGGCTCGCGGCCGGCGAGGATGTCATCGAAAAACTGCTGCACCTCGGCCTCGAACGTCGCCCACAGATCGGGCATCGGCTTGCGCTGGAAATAGGTCATGTCGCCGCCGCACCACAGTGCGATCACACCCCACTCGAACGGCTTGACGCCGTTGCCGACGTACATCTGCTGCTGAAGCTGGATCTCGTGCTGGCGGGGAGGCGTTTTGCCGCCGTCCCATTCCTGCATGAGGATTTTGTAGTCAAAGCAGCATTTGGTTTCGAGCGCGCCAGGGCCGCGCTGAGGATCGTAAATGTCGGCGTCGCGGGAACAGCCAAGCAGTCCGCGGCGCATATACGCCTGTGATCCGTCAGGCTTGCGGTTGGTGGTAACCTCAAGATGAAGATCGGCCGCCGCCTGCTCCAATAGCAGCGGCTCCATTTTTGTGCCCCAGTCCAGACGGTTGTGATCCGGGCCGGGCGCCTCGATGCCCTTGGCAAATCGCTGGAACAGCATCCACTTCGTCACGTAAGGCGAAACGCCGAGCAGGCCGGACATTTCGGTGGCGCTGATGGTCTGGCGCTTTGGGTCAGGCATGGACTTCCTCTGCAATTACGCGCGCATGCAGCCGATTGCGCCGCGCTAGTTCGTTGAAAAACACGTTGGCGGACTGCCGCTCGATCTCGGCGCACGGATCGCAATACATCCGGCGCTTGGTCCGCTGGAAATACGCGAACAGCCGGTCGCACAGCTTGCAGACGGACTGCGCGGGGCGGGGAGGGTCAAAGCCGCGCTTCATGCGATTGCCCTCACAATGAGGTACACGCCGAGCCAGCCCCAGAAATTGATGACCATGGCGAACCTCATACCGGCACCGCCGGGGTTGCCATGATGATGACGATGGCCATCGCGCAGCCGATCATCAGCGTGACGCATACGGCCTCGATCAGCACGGGGATGGCGATTTCCGCAATTTCAACCGGCTCAGGCTTGCGCATCTGCGGCCTCCTTCGCTTCGATCGCGGCGAGGCGGCGCTTCGCATCATCGTGCAGCGCGCAGGCAACCTTCATGTCGGCGTATTGGTCGATCAGCTTCGCGGCGTTGGCGAAGTTCGGCGTCAGCTTGACCAGCGCTGCGATGTCCTCGGCCGTGCTGAGCGGCCGCTCGATCCGGTCGATGGGCGGGAAGTCGTGTTTGGCGTGATCGCGATAATGATCGGCGCGGAAGTCTTCGTCGGGGCGGGACCAACCCATCACGCGGCCCTCCGCACTTTTACGGTGCGGACCGTTGCGGCGAACTCGATCGACGTGCCGTCATCACGGCCTACGCCGCTGGCGCCTTCGATTGTCGCCTTGATCCAGACGTCGACCTTGCCGCCGGCCGCGATCTTGCGGGCCAGCGCTCGCCGGCCGCGCTTGACGTCCAGCAGCATGAAATCGGATTTGAAGGGTGCAGGGGTTGGCATGTCGGTCTCCATTGCTGGAGCCAACATAAAGTAGGAACATTCCTACTGTCAACAGGAAAGTAGGAGAAATCCAACTGTAGTAAGATTATACCTATTTGGCGGGTGGCTCGCCGAATTTCTCAATCCAGGCAATTCGCCCGAACTGTGTCAACGTGGCTGCCGATTCTGTGAAGCTGATATGCGATCACCAACAAGCACCCGAAGATAGCGATCAGGATTATGTCGGTCCCGGACACGTCATGCCCTCTTACGCTTTGCAGCCGGCTTAGGCTTCTCAGCTTGGACCGGTGGTCGCGTTAACTCTTCCGGGCTGTCAAGTCCCAGCGCGTGTGCAAACCCCATTGCATGCCAATCTGAGAGGGTTGGCAGGCCGAGCCAGGCTCGGACGGCCTCTACCGTCATCCCATCCATGCGCGCTGCCATTGCCTGTTCATCTAGTCCCCGGGCTTCCATATGCTCGGCAACGTAATAGTGGGGTTTGGCGCCTTTGTGGATAACTTCGACCGGCCGGTTTTTGGGAATTCGAAGCGTTTCGGGATCCAGTCCCATGAATTGGCAGAAATCGTCTCTGAAATCCTCGTGCAAGGAGCTTTTGGCGCCCTTCATGAAATCGACGAGGTACGTTCTGTCATAGGACGGAAATCCGGCCTTCCGCATTGCGGTAATCACGGACACCTTGCCCAGCGGCTTGGGCCGGTGGCTGGCTAAGGCGTGCTCGATCGTTCGTCTAACCTCGGCGGGCGTAGGCATGTTGGATTTATCCAACTTTCCATGCCTGTGAGCCAGTTGGACCTTTCCTACCGATTTTGCTTGAAAAGTAGGAAAACTCCCACTATGCTTCGGCTCCATGGAAACCGAACTGCGCTCCAACCTCATCGCTTGCGCCTCAGCATTTGCCGCCGCCCGCTCGCTGTCTCTTTCGACGGTAGGGCGCTTGGTAGCTAAGGACGGCCGCTTCTTCGACCGTCTTGACGACGGCTCGACCTTTACCGCGCGCAAATACGATGAGGTGATCCGCTGGTTTTCCGATAGCTGGCCAGATGATGCCGTTTGGCCTCCGGAAGTTGTTCGCCCCGTAGCCGAAGAGGCGCGCGCGTGATCCCAAGGCCCGACAACGATGTCCGCCATTCCCAACCCCTCGATTTAAGAGCGAGGGTTGATGCTGGCACAACTGAACAGAATTGCACACAAAATAATCTTTATACACGAAACTTTCTATTCCGCGCCGCGACAATCCAGCAAATCTACGGAGCGCGGGAGTTTTCACCGCTCCACGCCGAGGCACGTCACCAAGCCCCAGATCAGAGCCATCACCGCGATACCGATGAGCGCCTGCACGGCGCGGCTCATGTGCGCGGCCTCGACAGCAGCCACATCACGTTTCGCAAAAGCGTTTCCAGTTCAATTGACATCGCTTCCCCCGTTTCAACGCCGCGGTCTTGCGGTCTTTTTTTTGGGAACGCTCCCAAAATCCTTGGGAGGGTTGGCGCGTGACGCCCGAAGAGGGACTGAAAGAACTCGCCGAACCGCGTCCCGGCGGCGAACTCGTCAAGACTGCAATCAACCGTGCTGCTCGCCTTTGTCGTCTCCCGTACTGGCGATGTTTCGACCTTTGGTATGGCAAGGCCCGTCGGGTTGAGCCCGCCGAAATCACCGCCATCGCCGATGCGCTTGAAAGAAAGCGCGAACTGGAGGCCAGCAATGAGCTCGCGGAACTTCGGCGTCGCCTCGCGCGCCTCGAAGCACGTCTGCTTTCGACGGATGAGGACTTCTATCGCCCTCATATTGATTTCCTGGGGCGGCGCGCTTGCCAATCTGGCTGAGCGCATAGCCCCTTGGTTGAAGGATTAACAGTGTCCCGCGTGGGGCGCCGGCTCCCTTAAGTCCGGCAACTATTGAGCATCACAATGACCGCTCTACCGAACCCCTGGCTTTCCGCTTCTGCAGCGGTGGTGATGCCCGTTGCAGATCAGGCCGCCGCGTCTTCGTCCCAGCCCCCTGGTAACGCGGCGGCCAACCATTTCGAATCCCCCATGACGATGGAGGACATCAAGGCGCGACCGGCGGTGCCCCAAACCTCCGTCGGCGCGACCGAATTCCCGCGCGGCTTTGATCCTGAGCGATTTTTCGAGGCGATCGAGCCGATGCCGTTGTTCCTGCAGGCGCCCCGCGAAGCGCTCGAGATTCTGGCGAGGTGGGCGTGATGCCAGCACCTCCCGGAAACAACATGCGAAATGCCAATGCCACCGTCGGCCAGCAATGGACGCCAGAGCTTGACGAGGCGCTGAAGAAATACCTGGCCGCTAATCTGTCATTCGCCGATGTGGCGGGGGAGATCAACCGCGAATTTGGGACTTCCTATAGCCGGTGTGCGGCAACCGGACGCGCGCATCGCTTGGGATTGCGGTCGAGCGTGCCGAAGTCGGAGGGATCGAAGCGGCAGGCCCGATATCATGGGGGAGAGCGGCGAAAGCCCTCAAAGCCAAAGCCACCCGCGCCGCCGGTCGTTTTCAAATGCGAGCCTTCGACCGGTCTGCGTGTCGCCGACGTCGTGCCGCGAAATATCTCGCTGCTCGATCTGGAGCCCGGCGAGTGCCGATGGCCCTACGGCGATTCCAATTTCACATTTTGCGGCAACCCTACCTTGGACGGCTGCAGCTATTGCCACCAGCATTTTGCGCTGTCCGTCGGTGGTGGGACGGAATCGGAGCGGCGGGCACATCAGGGAGTGGCGGCATGAGCAAGATCGGTCACAATAGCGACGCGGCACCGGCGACGAAGTTTGCCAAGGACCAGCTCAAGGCCATCATCGAGCGCATCGAGCGGCTGGAAGAAGAAAAGAAAACCATCAGCGACGATATCCGCGACGTCTACGCCGAGGCCAAGGGCAATGGTTTCGACGTCAAGGCGCTGCGCACCATCATTCGGATGCGCAAGCAGGACGAAAACGAGCGCGCCGAGCAGGAGACGATCCTGGAGACCTACATGCACGCCCTCGGCATGTTGGCTGATACGCCTCTGGGGCAGGCGGCGGTCGCGAGGGCGGTCGCGTGATGCGTTGGTCGGAGGATCAACTGACAAAGCATCTGGCGCGTCGCGGTGTATCGCATGACGCGATGGCTGCTGAGCCGGATCCCCCGATGTCTGATGCTCCATTCCATTGCCCCGCCGATATCGTATTGGACCTACCGCCGCCGATTTCGGTCAATCGCATCTGGCGCAAAACCAAGACAGGCGTGATCAAGAGCGACGCCTATCATCGCTGGGTCAAACGCGCCGACGCCATGCTGATCGAGCTCGGCCAACTGAAGGGCGTGCGCCAGATCACTGGTAAGTTCACCGCCCTGATAGTCGTCAGGCGCTCAAATCTCGACCTCGACAATAACGCGAAGGTCGCGCTGGACTTCCTGCAAAGCAGAAATTTCATCGTCAACGACAAGTTCTGCGAAGAGCTGACCTTGCGCTGGGGTGATGCGCCGACGGGTTGCCGGGTTACGGTCAAGCCTTTCGCGATCACCAGCATGGCCCAGGTGCTGCAGCGAGCGAAGGAGAGTGTATGAAAATTGATGCGAGCGAATTAACTTACCAGTTAGTCGAAAGTGTTAGTAGCACCGGATTTTTGGACGGCTGGTTCTTCCACCTCATCAATAAGCTGTCGGAGCTGTGCGAGAGCCCGATCGAAGCGCGGTTGGGCGCTGCGATGTTGTTCTACGACAAGTTCAACGGAATGCCCGGGTTCCCGCTGATCTTGGCCGGGCAGGATGAGTCTTGGCCGAGCGGTTGCCGGCTTCTGACGCCTCAATATCAGTTTCAGCAATATCGGATCGATTGGGTCATCCGTGAAGATGAGCGTTTGACGTTTATCGAGTGTGACGGGCACGATTTCCACGAGCGCACCAAGGCCCAAGCTGGCCGAGACAAGCTGAAGGATCGGACCATTCAGGGCGCTGGACATCCGATCCTTCGCTTCACCGGGTCTGAGATATTCGAGGATGCGCTGTACTGCGCCGCGCAAATTTCCGAGTTCGTCGATAACCGAAACGTGCCATCCGGCACGCTGGAGCCTGCGTGAGAGATGTATCCGACATCACAAAGGATCTGATCGCAACCGGACTTTCGGGGGCGCAAACTGCGCTGGTTATGGAGCTGGTACTGAGCATGTCCACCGGGCTGTCCACCGGACAGGGTGGTGAAAATCGGACGCTTGAGAAGCGGCGAGCATGGGATCGGGACCGCAAAGCCAAGCAAAGGGAAGCTTTGAGGCTGTCCACTTTGTCCACCGGACTTCCACCGGATTCCACCGGAAATCAGGTGGAAAAAGCGGATGTTCGCCCTGATGAAGAAGTCAAGGATAGAAGCCTTCAAGGGAAGGTGAAGAAAGAAAACAAGAAGGGATCTCGTTTACTGAGCGGTGCGCGCGTGAGTGAGGAGAACCGAGCAATCGCGATCCAGTGCGGATGTCCACCCGACAGAGTGGACGCGCTGTGGACCGAATTCGTCGACTACTGGTCGGACATTCCGGGCCAGAAGGGATGCAAGCTTTCGTGGACCGGCACGTGGCGGAACCGGGTGAAATTCATTTATGAGCGAACAGGGAAACCACTGAATGGGCGACGAACCGTACACGACGCGGCAGACGACCTCCTCGCCAAGATTCGCGCGCTCGACGAGCCCGCACCAAGCGGCATATGCGACGGAACGGGCCAAGGTTCTATTCGGCTCATATCGCAGGGGTGACGCCAACGACCCGGACGCCTATGTGGCTGCGGTCACCGCCGTGCTGTCGCTGTACGAACCGGATTTAATCCGCGAAGTGACCGATCCTCGCACCGGGATCTGCACCACCGAGAAACATGCCAGTTTTCTGCCAAATGCCGGCGAAATAAAACTGTATTGCGAGGGCATCGCGGCCCGTCGGGAACGCGTAGCGCGCCTTAGCAAATTGCCCGCGCCAGATCCTGGCCGCCACTTGCTCAGCGCTCCAGACCCGCGGCCCGGCGACAAGGCCACGGTCTTCGTGCCGATCGGACATGCGCGTTACGGCAAACTGGTGGCGTGGTCGCAGGAGGCCGACACCGATCAGCGCAAATGGCGCTACGGCAAATCGAGCGACAACCGCGAAGGCATATGGATCTCGTGGGACGTCTGGGACCAGCAGGCGCCGGCACCAATGCGGACGATGCGCACGCCGGATTTGAGCCTGAGCGAGGCAACCCTGCGGGCGATGAGAGAGGTTGATGCCGAGCCTTTCAGTGAATTGCCGGTAGACCATCGGGCCGCCGAATGATGGAATTGCGCTGCTCCCGCGATCTGGCTTTGCGTCTTGGCGCGGTTGTGCCCGAGACGACCGCGCATCACCGACAGTTGCGCGACGCCGGCCACATGCTGGTGCGGGATGGCAAGACGGGCTGGGCGATGTTCTGGCCGTGGGAATTGAGCCGCGAGGATTTGGTCGCGGCGAGGTCGAGCTAGATCCCGCGACGGCGCTCAATCGCATAGATCACCCCAATGAGCAGGGCGGCGATGACCACCAGCATGACGTCGGAAAATGACATGCCCACGACGCTATCAGAAAACTGCATTTCCTACTAGGCTACCGCAACGGCCTTTTTGCTAACTGGCACGCCCAAGGCTTTACAGAGGACGCTGGTGAGGTTTGGTTCAACCCTTGGTCCGATACCGGCCGCCTCGTAAATCGCGCCAAACGTGGCCGCAGCCAAGATGGAGGGCGATTCAGCCGGATCGGTTGCCTTGATAAAGCGAACCAGCTCCCGTTTCATGCCCTCGCGATAGACCGGCTCGCGGCCAAGACTGCCCATCAAACGGTAATCTAGTGCGAAACGCCGACACAACCAAGAAATTGCATTGGCGGTATTTGATTGCTCCCGAATTGCCACAATATCCCGTTCCAGCACCAGCGCCACAACGGCTGCGACCAATTCGGTGCGGTCGGCGAAATAGCGATAGATCAGGCCTTTCGCGATCTCGGCGCGATCGGCGACCATGTCCGTGGTGAGGCTGTCCATTCCAACCTTGGCAATGACGTCGATCGCGGCCGCAATGATAACCGCGCGCTTGGCCTCGAGCTTGGCCAACACCTTTTCCGTCTTGCGATATGCCATGTTTTGAACCTCTCCAGCCTATTTCAGCGCTTGAACGCGCGCGGGGTCAATTGCGATTTCCGCATTTGGAGCATTTGAACCGGGGTGATTTGGTCCGGTGCGGAATGCGAGCTCGGCCGGAGTGGCCGCAATACGCGCAATTCAGCGTTCGGAACGAGGGCAGATAGCGCACGCGCACGCCATCCAGCGTCTCGGCCTCGTTAATGAGGATCGCTGCTTCCTGTCTCAGAAACTCTTTTCTGCTTAAGCGCACGATTCCAATCCTTTAACGCCTTCTCCGCAACCCTCCGCAGGTATTTCTTCGACGGTCGTTTGGCCGGCGGCTTTCCCTCAAGATAGCGCTGCGCCCTCAATTGATTGCGCGCGAGATATTGGCGACGCGTCGCCTGGATATCAATTTCAGCCTCGCGCAGCCAGCGGGCTATGGTTTGCCGTGGCACAGATGCAATTGCCGCGCCTTCGCTCGCCGACGTCAACTCACCGCGCACGAACATGGTTTCAACCCATCTTCGGAGTGGATGATGCGAGCGCGGCATACGTTCCTCTGGCGGAACTTATCGTTTTGGACTTGCACGGTCAAACAAATCGAATAATCGACAGTGTACTGTCAATATAGTGAACCAAAGTTCAAATCTTTCAAACGCTTGGCAAACCGATTTGACAGCGCATCGCGACCGCGCCATTCTTCGCCGCGCGTCCACACGCACGCGTTCTTTCCACAGCGAGCTTGCGAGCGAGGACCATGAGTGAGCGAAAGCGCGAACGACATGCCCTCCGCAATCACACCTGAAATGATCGAGGCCGCAGCGATCGCAATCCGCAATGAGGTTGCGGACAAAGCCGGACGAGGCAGAGTGTGGAACGCGCTTCCCCCCAAACTGCGGGATCAATACCGCGCCGAGGCATCGGTCGCGCTGCACGCCGCACTCGCGGTTCATCCGACGGCACACTGAGCCTCCCGCTCATCCCTTGCCAGACCATTGAACGCCCGCCCAAACCATGGCAGTTTCGGCCTGACAACAGCCCGCACAACACGGACAACAGACATGCCTCTCAGCAACCCAAAGCACGAGTTGTTCGCGCAAGAGTTGGCAAATGGTGTGAGCGCATGCCAAGCATATGAAAAGGCTGGATTTAAACCAGATGGCGGCAACGCTTCGCGGTTACAGAACGATGACCGGATAAAACAGCGAGTTGCAGCGCTTCTCTCCGAACGTGCCAGAAAGCATGACAAAGCGACAGAAAAGGCCGTCAAAGAGCTTGGCATCACCAAGCAGTGGGTGCTGGCCAAGCTCGTGACCAACGCTGAGCGGGCTTTAGAACGCGATGACGGCAGCACAGCCAACCGCGCGCTCGAGCTGATCGGCAAAGAGCAAGGCATGTTCATCGACCGGAAAGAGTCCGGCGCACCAGGCGACTTCGCTGGCTTGCAAAGCGCTGAGGAAGTCATGGATCTTGTGCGCAAAGAGCTGGGCGACGAGACCGCGGCGCTGCTGGCTGCGGCGCTGGGCAAGCGCGAGGCTGAGACGGCAGCAGATCCAGCCGGGCTCGAGGCTGAGCGAGAAGATGGCGCGACGTTGAACTAAGCCGCGCTGTATCGTTCTCTCAAGAGAGAGATACGAGTGCGGTGCGCTACGACGCTTTCGCCCGCGCGATCAACAGCATAAGGGATGACACCCTCCATTTCCCAGGGGAGCCGTCTACCCGGGCAGGGACCTTCCACCGGGCCGCCGTGAATTTTTATTCTCCCGCGCCCGTCTCCGATCCACCCGTTTTTAGAGGGACCCGCTCTCAGATATTTGGGTCCCATTTTCGGAAAGGGTGTCGTCCCGTGTGGCAAGGGAACCCGATTTTTCCACAGAGGGACCCATGATTTGGGGGTGCGTTCACTGCATTTGTAGTGTATTGTAATCGGTGATTTTGCAGCGGAGAGTTTTTATGATCAAGGCAGTCGCCTATATGCGGACGTCGAGCGCGACGAATGTCGGCGCGGACAAGGACAGCGAGAAGCGACAACGGGCGGCGATCGCGGGCTATGCCGATCAGGCCGGCTATTCGATTTCTGTGGATGATTGGTTTTACGATGCGGCGGTGAAGGGCGCGGACCCGGTTACGTCGCGGCCCGGGTTCAAGGCGATGCTGGATCGGATTGCGGGAAACGGGGTTCGCACGATCATCGTCGAAAGTCCGGACCGGTTTGCGCGCGATCTCACGGTTCAACTGGCCGGCCACGACTATCTCAAGCGGCTGGGCGTCGATCTAATCCCAGCGACGGCACCAGATTTTTTTCTGGAGGACACACCGACGGCTGTTTTGGTGAGACAGGTACTTGGGGCGATAGCCCAGTTCGAAAAGGCCAGCCTCGTAGCGAAGTTGCGGGCCGCGCGCGACCGCAAGGAGCAACTGACCGGAAAGTGCTCTGGTCGCAAGTCCTATGCTGAGCGGGACCCGGCAATGGTGACAAAGGCGCGGTCGTTGCAGGAAGGGCGATCGTTGCGGAAGATCGCCGCCGAACTCGCGGCCGCCGGCTATGTGACGCCTACGGGGCGGCCGTATGCGGCGATGGCGGTCAGGTCGATGCTAGGGACAAAGCAATGAGCCGCGGTGCGGCCCGAAAGATGCCGACTGCGGCCGCTATCCTGCAGCACTGGGAACCGAGGCTCTTGCGTTCTATTAAATTTCGCAATGATGTTGGCTTAAAAGGGGTCTGTTTTGGCTGTGGGTGGGAATCGGCTGAACTTGAACGAGCCCACATCGTCCCAAGGTGCGATGGCGGCAGCGACGACGTAACCAACCTCCATTTGCTGTGCCACACATGCCATTGGTGCAGCGAAACGCTCACCGGCCGGGCCTATTGGAATTGGTTCGCTCGGTGGGGAATGGTGCAGAGCATATTTCTTCTTCGGCCCGTTTATGAGGCGTCCCGACTGAGCCGGAGTCCCATTTGGCGCGTGCTACCGCAGCGCCAGGTGGCCTCCGCCGATGAGCGGCAGTACGGTCTCGAGCAGGTAGATCAGCACGACGAGGCCGACGATCAGCTTGGCGATGAGAGGGATGGGCGGCGGGAGCGGCAAAAGGTCGATGATATAGAGCACCACGACCACGATGATCGCGAGTATGAGCAGGCTGATGAGTAGCGACACGGTCGTCCTCCGGGGTCGCCGTGACAACGGCCTACATGGTCTGGGGTTCCGTTCAATCTATGCGGTTCCGGCGGTATTGGATAATCGTCGTCGACATGTTATGACTTCGCGCTCATTTCTTTCAGGGGCGCGATTTGGCTGTCGATTACAATGTCCCAACGCTGACCGCGCGGCTGCAGCAGGTCATCAATGCGATCGATGCCGGGCCGAGTAGCGGCTTCATGCGGCTATTGGATGGCGGTGGGAATATCCTTTCCTCGTTTCAGCTTTCCAACCCGATGGGCATCGCCAATAACGGTGTCCTGACTTTCAACGGCCTGTCCCTGATCGACCCTTCCGCGGCGGGGAACGGGCAGGCCGCCGCCGGGCGCTGTGAGACCTCGGCCGGGATCGTAATCATTTCCGGCCTGACCGTGGGCGGCCCCGGCAGCACCAGCGACATCGTGCTTTCACCCAATACGACCATCACCGCAGGCCAGACGGTAGCCGTCACGGCCGCATCCATTACAGGAAACTGATGACAATTTTGACGCCGAACTATGCCGACCAGCACAAATCCAACGGCGCCGCCGGTCCCGTGCACGTCGTGGCGGCACACGAGCCGACGCGCGAGGGCGAGATGCATGTGCAGCAAATGCTGGCTGACAATCTCGCCCTTCAATCCAAGCCCGTGGTGGCAGTACAGCAGCCGCTTAAGGTCGCCCTGATCGGGACCGCGCCGTCCTCGCGCATGCTGGCGCCGTTCAACGATCCCACCTGGAAAATCTGGGCCTGCTCGCCCGGCAACATGAACACGCTGCCGCGGGTCGACCTCTGGTTCGAGCTGCATTCCAATTTGCTCTGGCCCGAACACGAGAGTTACGGCCGCCCCTACATCGAATGGCTCAAGCAGCAGGCCTTTCCGGTCTACATGCAGGACCAGACCCAGGTGCCGCGCGCCACCGTGTTTCCGAAGGATGAAATGGTTGCGGAATACGGCGACGATTTTTTCACCTCGAGCTTTGCCTGGATGATGGCGCTGGCGATCAAGCAGGGTGCCACCGAGATCGCACTATACGGCATCGATATGGCGAGCCGCGACGAGTACATCCGCCAGCGACCGGGCTTTTTCTTCTTCCGGCACATAGCCCGGCAACGCGGCATCAAGGTTTCCGCGCCGCATGAATCCGACATCATGCAGTCGCCGGCGCTGTACGCCTATGTCGATTCCACGCCGTTCGGCCGCAAGATCATGGCGCGCCGACAGGAAGTGCAGGGCCGCATCAACGGCATGAGCGGCGAGCGCGATCGGCTCAACAACTCGATCACCTATCTGCAAGGCGCCATGGAGGATCTGGACTATGTGGAGAGCATATGGTCCGGCGTTTCCAATGATGTCGGCCGATTGCAGTACGAAAACACCCAGCTCCGCGCCGAGGTCGAAAGATTGAAGTCGCTCCCGCCCCGCATCGAGTTTGCGCCCATGGCCTATCAGCATCCGGCGACAATTCAGCAGCCGGTTGTGATCGAACGATCCTCCCCCGAGCAGATCAAGGAATTCGTCGCAGAAGTCGCGGCGATGCCAACGAGCAAGAAATCCCGCAACCGAAAACCCGCCTGACGGAGAGCCACGATGGCCAATTTCACCCTGACCAACTCGACCGGAATCGGCGGGGGCAACACCCAGCAGGCGATGAGCACGACGTACAAATCGCTGATCGTGGCGGGTAATTCGTCTGCGACCACGGCGTCATTCGGCGCCGGTGGCTATCGCCGCGGCAAGCTCGGCGATATCCTCATCGGAACCAATGGCGTTCCGGCCGACAACTACATGCAGTTCGACGTCGTATCGGTGACGCTCGGCACCACGCCGGCCGGCATCTCGGGCACCCTGGTCTCCAACCTGTCCTCGAATTTCACCAACGATCCGGCCGACACCACCGTGGTCGCTGCCCTGCAGATCAATTCCACCGGGGAGGCCGGAATCACCGCGCTCACGGAAAAATGGCTGATCGGCCTGAACCAGCGGGCCAGTTATCGCTGGGTCGCCGCGCCCGGTCAGGAATTGCTGTACCCCGCCAACTCGTCGGCGACCGGAAATAACGGCCTGGATCTCCGCTGCCTGTCCGGCGGCTACACCGGCACCGCGACGGCAACGGTCATCATCCAGGAGCAGTGAAAATTGCGAAATCCCGGCGGATACGCGACCATTTTTTCTCCCGTCGCTACCCGGGTCAATTTTGACGGGCTTCGCGTCGAGCAGATCGGAGTCGGGACGCTTGAGATCGATTCCTTCACCTGCTGTCATTGCAATCGCGTCGTCCACGTGCAGGCCAAGTCGCGGGGTGACGAGTATTTCTGCCGCAACTGCATGGCGCGCATCTGTCCACCCTGCGCCGATCATCCCTGCATTCCCTTCATGAAGAAGGTGGAGGCGCAGGAGGAAAAAGACCGCCGGCTGCGCTGCTATGCGGTCTGAGCCGTAGGGCAATCCCATGCCCAGAACTGTCATATTCCTGACGGCGACAGGAGCGGGATCGTGGACCGTTCCTTCGGACTGGAACAGCGCCAACAATTTCATCGACACGATCGGCGGCGGAGCGAGCGGCGGCGCGCAAAACGTGGCGGCCGGCTCGGCGACGGGCGGCGGCGGTGGCGCATGGTCACGCAAGAACAATCTTGCATTAGCTCCGGGAGCCTCGATCAATTTCAGTATCGGCACCGGCGGCGCGCCGGCGTCCGGAATCAGTACGAACAACGGCAGTCCGGGCGGGGATACATGGTTCAACGGACTGACGTTCGGAGCCGCGTCGGTCGGAGCCAGGGGTGGCTCCGCTGGCGCCGCCGGGACCGGTTCGGGGGCGATAGCCGGCGGTGCCGGCGGTGCGGCCGCATCCGGCATCGGAGACTCCACGAACAGCGGCGGTGCCGGCGGTACTATCACGACTGGCGAAGGGTCCGCCACGGGAGGTGGCGGCGCCGCCGGCCTGAACGGCAACGGAAATACCGGAGCCACCGTTTCCGCAGGCAATTCTTCCGGTAATGGCGGCAGCGGCGATGCCGGATTCGGCGGAGCCGCCAATGGCGGCAACGGAACCGAGTATAATTCGAGCCATGGATCGGGCGGCGGAGGAAGCGGAAGTTCAAACGGTGGCTCCGCAGGGGCGGGGCAGGCCGGCGGGTCTTACGGCGCTGGCGGCGGCGCCGGCGTCGGAAACGCGACCAATACCAGCGGCGCGGGATTTCAGGGCCTCATCGTCATCAGCTACGACGCTCTCACCGCTGCATCGTGGTTCATGCCGTTCTCGGAGCCGGTTCGGCAAAAAAGAGGACTTGGCACGCATCTGCAGGACGCCTTCGCGGCGCCGGCGCCAAATCCGATTGTCCCGTTTGCGTGGTATGCGCCGTTTTCCGATCCTGTCCGGCAGCGGCCCGGAACGCACGCAGCGCGGCAACAGTTCTTTGCCGGCGACAAGCAGGTAATTCCGAAATCCCTGATGGTCTCGTGGTTCGAGGCTCTGAGCGAACCTGTGCGCCACAAGCCGGCATTGCCATCGGCCCTCCAGCCGTTCCTGTCCTACCAGCCCAACCCGACCACAGTGACGCCCTTCGCCTGGTTCGCCGGTCTTTCGGAGCCGGTACGGTTGAAGCAGGGCCTGAAAGCCATGCTGCAGCAATTCCTCGCCGCGCCATCGCAATTGCGCCCGAACCCGACCACGACGGGGGTACTCAATGCCGTCGAGATCAAGGATACCTTCCTCGCCGGTGTGAGCATCTGGAATCAGGTCGAGACCGCCGAAATTGGCACGATAGAATCCAAATCTCTGACCGCAGAGATCGGTGCGGGAATAACGACCGTCGCCAGCGCCCGGATTTCCATCTACGTCATAATTGACGGGCAGTTCACTTCTTGACGAAAACGGGCTATACCGCTCGGCATGCCCATTAACGCGACCCTTGGCAGCACGATTGGCTTCTCGGTGGTGTTCTTCGACACCACCGGCGCTGTCACCGTGCCGAGTTCGGCGACGTTGACCGTCACCTATCCGCCGTCTTCCAACAGTCTCACCACGCTGTCCTGCGCGATCGGGATGTCGCCGTCCGGCAGCTTCTTCACCGCGACGTGGGGATCCGGCGTCGCCGCGCTCGGCATTTCCACCGTTTCCGTCAATGCGCCGGGGCAGGCAAGCCCGACCACGGGAACGCTGAGGCTGGTGTCATGAGTGGCGACTGGACAAAAAAATGTATCGTTTATCAGGCGCTCAATATCAAGAACGGTAAGCGCTACATCGGTGCCACGATCAAAGGACTGCATGCGCGAAAGATGCGTCACTTTAACTGCGCCCGACTCGGGCATCCAGGAAAATTCTACACTGCTATTCGGTCTCACGGACCAGATGCGTTCGTCTTTACCGAGATGATGGAATGCCGCGATTTTTTCCACGCGCTCGAAGAAGAGGAGAGGCTGATCGCCGAGCTCAAGCCGGAATACAACGTCACCGCTGGCGGTGGTGGCGTGAAGGGACACTCACCGTCGCCGGAGGGCGATTATCCGGGACTTGACTTTCGAGGAATTGGATACTCAGTACGACGTGACGCGCAGGTAATTTTCAGAAAGTATCGCCAAGAGCCTGCGCTTTTCCATTTCTTTGGGCCAATCAATGGCGGCCAGGTCGATCCATCCCTCCCCCATGAAGCCCTCCTTCTTCCCCGTCAGCGTGAAGGGGAAATGCACCTTCCTATCGCAGGTAAGGGCATCGTCAGCGAAAACATTACGCGCCTTAAGAAGAGCCCGGCCACCGCCCGACAGACCATAAACTGGTTCAAAAACGGATATCGGCGGCGGCGGCGGATCGGGCGGCATCTTGATCGCACCAGCATCTATCCACTGGTCAGAGCCCCGGTCCCACTGTGCCACGGTAGAAGCGAATGGCCATCTAAGGCCAAATGTATTGGTGCGACCTCCAACCCATACGCATATTTTCAAAACGGTCAGCGGCGGCCGAAATGGGGTTGGCGGGGGAGCCATCACAAACATTTCAAATCGAATGGTTCCCATCTCTTTGTCATACGTGACGAGTCGCGATGTATCGCAGCTAAAGGGCAGCGGCGACTTTCGTGCCTCGATCAAATATCTTTCGTCGCTAGTGAATGCAAAATCCCTGAAGAGAATCTTTTTCCGGTCCGCATCTTCCATGTAAAGCAGATCAACACCGCAGACCAATTCGGTATCTTTCATATCGAAAAGGCTCTTATTTTTGATCGTAAACCCTGTGGCGAGGGACAACGATGAAAAAGAAGAGTCGCGGTGTTGTATTTCGGGCGCTACTGGCCAAGGGACGCCAAAGAGATCGGCAACCGCCGTTATTATCCCAAGAAATAGGCCAACAACTCCAACCACCGCCCAAAAAGCAACCGTCCATGGGTGATGTCGCATCACTTGGAGCCATGACTGGGATAATTGCGGGCCTGATTCTAGTGCTGATTTATCTGACACTGGGTTTCTACTTATGAACCGCCCTATATTTCTTCCGCGACTGTCCTTGGCTGAGAACGCCTCCGTTTTCTGCGGTTTTTTTGGCGCCTCAGCACCGCGCTATCGCGGCATCGAAGATGTCAGCGTTGGTCCGGTTATTATAACGGAACTGAAATTCCGCGACGTACAGCGGCAGATACTTGCGGCTGACCTTGTGGAAGCTGCCCATGATGCCGCGCTTCAACAGCGACCAGAAGCTATCAATCGTTTGGGTGTGAACGACACCATCCACGTATTGTTTCTTGGAATGGCTTACGAAGCGGTGCGGGAAATCCGTTTTCAGATGCCGATAGCCGGAGTGTTCGTCGGTGACCAGCAATCCAACATCATGCGCGACGGCTTGGCGAACGAAACCATCCAAGGTCGCGGTATCGGTATTGTTGATGACGCGGGCGATCACGTTGCCCTTGCGCTTGACTGCGCCGACCACGATGAACTTTCCAGCAACGCCAGTGCCGGGCTGCTTCTTGTCCCAATGGCGGTTGCGGTTGCTGCCGCCGACATAAGTTTTATCGACTTCGACGATGCCACCCAGCTTGACTTCTGGCTCGACCAGTGCGGCGCGGATTTTGTGGCACATAGAATGGGCGGTGCCGTAGCTGCCGAAGCCCATCATGCGCTGAATTTGCAGCGCGCTGATGCCTTTCTTGCTGGTCAGCATCAGGTGGACGACCTTGAACCACTCCCGGAGTGGCTTGTTCGTGTTCTCGAAGATAGTCCCGGCAATATGCGAGAAGCGATAGGAGGTCGCGGGAGCGCATTTGTAGCACTGCCAATGGAACGGCTTGCCGGTCAGCGCGGACGCATCAGCGCCGCAGCGTGGGCATTTGACGCCATCGGGCCAGCGGCGCGCGACCAAGTAAGCCTTGCAAGCTTCCTCATCTGGGAAGGTCGCTTCGAACTGTGCGACGGTCATTTGCTGGACGGGTTTCGGGCGGCGCATGGCTATTCCCCTCAGTGTGAAAGGAATATAGCGTGACCCAAACTAAAAGTCAAGTCCCGGATAATCGCCCGCCGGAGACGCGCGCCAAGATGTCAGCTTCGGCAAAGAAACGCTGGGGCGTCTTACGAACCGCTGAGGAGGAAGAGGCGATACGCCAGTACAAATTCAGCCGCCTGCAGCGAAAAGGAAAGAAAATAACCGATCCAGATTTGCTGGAAATGCGTCGCTCAATCATTCGATCCGCTCTCGATAAGGTCAAAAGGCCTGTCAGATGCATTAGCGATGATCAAGCGTTCGAATCCGCCGCGGCCGCAGCCCGACACTATGGCGTTTCGACCGCAAGCATCGTGCTCTACTGCCAGAAGAAGGCAAACTCCAAGCGCGGTCTGATTTTTGAATACGAGGCGAGGGCCGCATGAGTATCTTCAATCCCGTTGTCCAGACTAGCGGCACATTCAACTTCTCACCTTCCGGAGGAGACTTCATCCTGAATGCCTTTGACCGAATACAGATTCGGCCGACTGAGATTCAGCAGACTCAAATGCAGCGGGCGGTGATGGAATTGAATCTTGCTTTAGCAAGGTTTAACACGATGCCCGGACAGAACCAATTTACTATCCAGCAGGCGTCGATCCCGCTCGTGCAAGGCGTCGCCACCTATTCGCTGCCGGCCGAAACGCGGATGATCTTCTCGTGTTTCATCCGCTATTCGACGAATCCGGTGCTGGACCGCTATATGTTTCCGATCAGCCGCGACGAATTTGCGGCGATCTCGACCAAGACGACGCAGGGTTTTCCGTCACAGTATTTTCTCGACCGGCAGATCGCGCCGACCATCACATTCTATCTGACGCCTGATGGCGCGTATCCCTATGATTTCTATTACTACGCCGCGAACCAGATTCAGGATGCGAACGTAACCAACGGGCAAAGCCTGCAACTGCCGGTCCGCTTCTTCGACCCCATTACCGCCGACCTCTCGCACCGCCTCGCCCGCATCTACAAGCCCGAACTAGAGCAGATCAGGAGAATGGACCGCGACGAGGCGTGGGCCATCGCAGCGAGCGACGATACCGAATGGGTTCCGCTCTATGTGACTCCCTCATTGTCGGGGTACTGGCGCCGATGAGACCGCATGGACGAGCCAGAATCAGCGCGCGCTCACCCGAAGCGCTAGGCGTATGCCAGCGTTGCGGCTTCATGTACAATTTGGTCGACCTGCAATGGCAATGGGATTGGCAGCAAGGTCCGCGACTGTTCAACCTTCGCATTCAGGTGTGCAGGCCGTGCCTCGATGAGCCGCAGGAAAGCGGCCGCACCATCGTACTGCCGCCCGATCCGGTTCCAAAGCAGTACCCGCTACCGGAAAATTACGTCAACGCTGACAATCCGCTGTCAGCGCTCGGCTACAATCCGGCCAACAACTTTTTGCCACAGCCGCCGCAATCGCTTGGCGGCAATATCGGCAACATGACGTTGAACGGCGGAATAGATGCGGCGTTCGACGGCACGGCCAACAAGCGGCGCGAGATGTGCGCAGCACTGGTGGTGTCCAATTCGAGCTACCAGAACACGGTCGGCAAGAACTGGAATGCCGATCCGTCCGGCACGTCGCTGACTCTTCCGTCGACGACGGCGCCCGAGACCCATGTCGTGTCTTCGTTCACGATCACCGCGCCGAACGATGCGCCTTTCCTCAATGCGCCGATGCCCGCGACCGGTTTCTTTCTCAACGGCAGCAACAACGGCGCGACATGGACCACGTTGTTCTCCGGCACCACGGCGGGCACCGTCGGCGAGAGCATCACCGCGAACACGACGTCCGGCGCTTTCTTCCAGTTTCACCAGATCGCGATTCAGGGTGACGGGGTATCGCAGGTCGCGATCGCGCAAGCCGTGTTCAACGTCTCCGACGCCGCAGCGAATGATATCTGACCATGAGCATCACCTATTCCAGCTTCGTTTCCGAAATCGCCACCATCACCGCGATCACGTCGTCGGTATTGGTCAACGGCGACAACAATTTTCAGGGACCGATGCCGTTCATCATCGATCAGGCCGAGGGCATGCTTTACCGAGACCTCGACCTGCCTGCGGTGCGCGTTACCGATACGTCGGTGACCTGTTCGTCGGGTGTGCGATCGATCGCATTGTCGACGACGCAGGGCACACTGCTGGTCGTGCAGACGATCAACCTGTTTTCGTCGGCCGGAACGACCTCGTCGAACGGAACGCGGGTACAACTGATTCCGGCCGCGCAAGCCGTGGTGGATGCGATCTATCCGTCGGCCGCTTCATCTAACTGCGGATTGCCGGAAGTATTCGCCCGCATCACCGATACCGAGATCATCTTTGGACCGACGCCGGATCAGCCCTATGGCACGGAGGTCGTCGCAACCATCCGGCCAAACCCACTATCCGCCAGTAATTCCTCGACGTGGCTGACGCAGAACCTGCCCGAATTGATGGTCGCCGCCGGAATGGTGGCGGCTGCGGGCTACATGCGCGACTACGGCAGCCGGTCCGACGACCCGCAACTGGCGGTGAGTTGGAAGTCGCAATACGACGCGCTGCTGAAATCGGCCAACATCGACAGCCTGCGCATGAAATTCCAGAGCCAGCAGTGGACCAGCGAAATCCCTTCTCCGATCGCAACGCCGCCGAGGGCATGAGCCATGACGTGGGGCGCGGTGCAGTTGATTCCAGGCGTCGATACGCAAAAGACCATGTCGGCGAACATGGCCGGCGTATCGCAGTCGCAACTGATCCGTTACAAGGAAAGCTTGATCCAGACCTATGGCGGGTGGGTCAACTATTTCGGGGCGACCATCAATTCCACCGTGCGCGATCTGCATCCGTGGCAGGACGCCAATGGTGTGCAGCATCTTGGTGTCGCGGCGACCGCCAGCCTCAACGTCATCACGGCTGGATCGCTACAGAACATCACGCCTCAAACCACCATCACCAATCCGGCCCCGAATATCTCGCTGTCGTCCGGATCGACGATTGCCACGATCATCGATGCGAATGCCAACGCCAGCCTGTTCAACACCATCTACCTGAACACTCCTGTTTCGGTCGGTGGGTTTATCCTGAATGGCGCGTATCAGATCACCTCGGTCGGCGGTTCGACGATCTACACCATTTCGCTGTCATCGGCCTCGTCGGTCACGGTGACTGCGAGCAACAATTTCCTGCCGGTATTCTCGACCAGTAGCGGATCGGCGACAATCACGGTCGTGCTTCCCAGCAACGGCTATCAGGCGATACCGGGCCTTTTCCAGCAATTCATTGCGCCGACAACAGTTGGCTCAAGCCTGCCGCTGATCGTGCAGGGTAAGTACCAGATTGCATCCGTGATCGATTCCACCAGTTTCACCATCAATGCGGTGACGCAGGCTTCGACCACCGCCAGCGCCACCATGAACAGCAGCCTGCTGCAGATCGTGTACTACGTCACGCTGGGACCGACGACCGTTGGATCTGGATTTGGTGCAGGCGGCTTTGGATCTGGCGGGTTCGGAACCGGAACGGCCTCGGCTGGCGTTCCCGGTACGCCGATCACCACAAGCGACTGGACCACGGATAACTGGGGTGAGATTTACGTCTCGTGTCCGAAAAACGGGCCGATCTATATTTGGTCGCCCGATTTCGGATTTCAGAACGCTCAGGTTATCCCGACCGCGCCATTTTTCAACATTGCCATCTTTATCTCGATGCCGCAGCAGATTCTGGTGGCGCTCGGCAGCGTGCAATCGACCGGCGTGCAGAACAGCTTGCTGGTGCGCTGGTCCAATGCGGCGGACTACACCAACTGGGCGGTGACCAACCAGACCGTGGCGGGCTCATTCCAGATTCCGTCCGGATCGACGCTGGTCGGCGGCATCCAGTGTCCCCAGTTTGCCCTTGTTTCGACTGATATCGATGCCTGGGCCATGACCTATGTCGGTGGCACCGTCACCTTCAACTTCACCAAGATCGGCGTCGGCTGCGGCTGGATTTCGTCGCATGCCTGCGGCGTGCTTGGCGGCGCGCCGTTCTGGATGAGCGCCAGCAACTTTTTCACGCTCGGCGCCAACGGGGTGGTGCCGTTGCCTTGCACCGTGTGGGATCAGGTTTTTCAGAACCTGTCGACCGCGAACCAGAGCAAGGTGCGTTGCGGCGTCAATTCGGCCTTCAACGAGATCGCGTGGTTTTACCCGTCGGCCAATTCGACCGGTGAAAACGACAGCTATGTGAAAGTCCATATCGAGGGCAACGAATACGAGTGGGACTACGGCTCGCTGACCCGAACCGCATGGACCGATGTTTCGATCCTCGGCATGCCGCTCGGCGTCGACACGTCAGGGCAAATCTACCAGCACGAGACCGGAACGGCGATTACCGGCACCGGCCTACCAAGCTTCCAGACGGGATATTGGACCATCGGCGAAGGCCAGGACATCCCGATCATCGATTTCATCATCCCGGATTTCATCTATGGCATCCGATCCGGCTCGCCGAATGCCTCGATCACCATCACGTTCTTTGGCGCCAACTACCCCGGCGACACGCCGACGGTCTACGGACCCTACACGATCACGCAAGCGACCGAGTTCATCAACTGCCGCATCCGCAACCGGCTGCTGTCCGCCTTGATCCAGAGCAACGCATCGAGCGAGTTCTGGCGCATTGGCCGCATCCGTTTTCGTTTTGCGCAATCGGGGAAGAGATAAACATGGCCTCCGGAATCGGCGACCTCCTGCAGTCGATCAACAACGGCGTCACAGCCCTCAATAACCTGAGGACCACGATCAGCACGATCTTTCCACAGGTGACGGGAAGTTCGACGAAGGCTCCTTCGACCACAGGGACCATCACGTTCACGTCGTCCGAGGCGCTGATGTTCCAGCTCGTCACTACCAGCTCCGGCTTTACCGGAAAAATTCCGATCTATCCGCAATAGGTGCATCATGGCCTCTACCTTCACGCCGAACATTCAACTCAACGAGCCAGCCCGCGGCGACGATGTCGGCACATGGGACACGCCAGTTAACAGCAATTCGACGCTACTTGATCTGGTGGTCGGCGGCATCGCGACCGTGTCCCTCAACAACTCGCCAGTCGTGCTAAACGCTGCGCAGTTTCAGGCCAGACAGATCACATTCAACTCGACCCTGACCGGCAGCGTGGCAATCACGTTCCCGACTTCGTTCACCAAGAGTTACACCATTCGCCACCTATGCACAGGCTCCAGTGCATTCGTCATCACGCTGGAGACCACGGCGGCCGGCGGGCAAGTGATATGTTGCCCGCCCGGCGAGGCGGTCGACGTGGTCAACGATGGCACAAACCTCTACTTCAGCAATTTGGGACGTATCGGTGGTTATTGGGACTACGCCGGCTCATCCGTCCCGGCTTGGGTGTCGGGTTGTACGGTCGCGCCATACCTCAATTGCGACGGCACCACGTTTTCCTCGGCGACGTATCCCGTGCTGGCCGCGATCTTCGGCGGTACAACGCTGCCTGACTCGCGCGGTCGATCTCGGTTCGCGCTGAATCAGGGCCAGAGCCGCATCACCTCGACGGCGGCGGGAGGATCTGGTGTCGACGGTACGACGCTGTTTGCCGCGGGCGGCGACCAGTTGGCGCAGGCGCACAGTCATACCATCACCGATCCCGGACATCTTCATACATCAGATTTTCAAGCCTTGAATCTGTTTGATGCCGGTTCAGGCGGAAATACTGGAACGGGGGGATCAAAATTTGAGATTGTTAATACACTCCCTGCCGTGACCGGCATCACCGTGAATAGCGCGCTATCCGGTGCTGGTCAGAACATGCCGCCGGCGTATGTCGGTGGGTTAACCCTAGTCCGGGCCGGGTGATTGCCGGAACGAAGAAATGGGGATAAGTTCAATCCATGCCGCTGATCAAATCAGGTAGCCGCGCTGCGGTCTCGGAGAATATTCGGGAAATGGTCCGGGCCGGCCATCCGCAGGATCAGGCTGTGGCAGCGGCGATGCGCAATGCCCGCAAATACGGGTCGCACATGGCCGCGGGCGGCTTCACTCCGCCATTCGAGGAGCGAACCGCCGCGCGCAACCTGATGCATCAGGGTTTCCTGCATTCGGCCGTGCCGGGCCGCACGGACAAGCTGCCGATCTCGGTGCAGGGCGGCAGTTACATCCTACCGGCCGACCATGTCGCTGCGTTGGGACAGGGCAACAGCATTGCTGGTGCGAATATCGTCAACAAGATTTTTCGGATGGGGCCGTATGGCGCGAACGCATCGCCATCGCTTCATGCGGCCAAGGCCACGATGCCGCATCTCAATCTGCGCGCTCCGACACCGGCCCAGCCGAAGGCTCCAAAATTTGCAACCGGTGGAGAGGATGCCGGACAGGGCAGGCCGACCGACATTATCGCTGCCGGCGGCGAAATCGTCATTCCGCCGGACCGGATCGTCGAGCGTTTTGGCGACATCGAACACGGTCACAAGGCGCTCGACAAGTGGGTAGTCGACACCCGCAAGAAGCACATCAAGACGTTGCGCGGCTTGAAGCCGCCAAAGAAAAATTAGGAACAGCAGATGCCGTGCCCCTCGATCGTGCGCGTTGCTAAGCCGGGAGACCATACCGAAATCTGGCGCCTATTTCTCCAGGGCCACCGGGAAAACGGCCAGTTCAACCTCGCGCCGGAAAAGGTCGAGTTTTTTCTATCGCGCGCTCTGTTTCCCCAGTCGATACCCGAATGGGACACCGGGCCGCGCGGCGCGATCGGCGTGATTGGCGATGTCGGAAGGCTTGAGGCCTTGGTGTTCGTGACGATCGGCTCCTATTGGTACTCGCACGACCGGCACCTCGAGGAATTTCTGGTGTTCGTCGATCCGGAGTGCCGCCGCTCCGGCCATGCCCGCGCTCTGGTCGACTGGATGAAACTGCAGAGCGACCGCACCGGCCTGCCGCTGGTCACCGGCATCATCAGCAATACCCGGACGGAGGCCAAGGTGGCGCTCTATAGCCGCATGCTGCCGAAGGTCGGCGCCTTCTTCCTCTACGGCGGCAAGGGCAGCGTTCACTCATCCAGCGCCGCTTACGCATAGGCCGGAACGATGGGCAGCAAGGGCAGCAACACCACCACAACCACCCAGAATCAAACCTATGCCCCGACAGGGCAGGCGGCGATTCAGGCTGCGCTGACCCAAGGCCAGAATGCGGCCCAGCTTCCCTTCAACATCCCACAGGCCCCGGTCGCCGGCTTCTCGCCCGACCAACTTACCGCGTTCCAGACCGTCAACAACGCGCAGGGCGTCGCAAATCCTTATTTCCAGCAGGCCGCGCAGGACTTCACGCCGGCGGGCACGCAAGCGTTTCTCAATCCCTACGCCTCGAACGTGATGGCGGGGCTTCAGAACACATTCGGCGAGCAGCAGGCCCAGACCACCGGACAATTGACGCAGGCCGCCGGCGGCGTCGGCGCGGACCGCATCGCGGTCGGGCAATCGGACCTTGCGAATCAGCAGGCCCTCGCCGCGGGGCAGACACTGTCGGGCCTCTATACCGGCGCGGCGCAGCAGGCGCAGGCGGCCGGCTACGGTTCTGCCGCGACGGGCTCCGGCCTCGAAAATTCCATGCTCACGGGCGCGCAGGCGCAGCTCGGCACCGGTGGCCTGCAGCAGCAATTGAGCCAGGCCCAACTCAATTCGCCATACCAGCTCGCGTTGGCGCAGGCGGCTTTCCCTTACCAGCAGGCGCAGTTCAATGCCGGCATCACCGGCGCGCTGGCCCCTGCGCTCGGCGGCACCACCTACGGCACCGGCACCACGACGACGCCGCAGCCGAGCCTGCTGTCGCAAATTCTCGGTCTAGGCACTGCTGCCGTAGGTGTGGCCGGACAGTCCGGAAGTTTCAGCCCGACGTCGGCCACCAATCCCAAGGGATCCAGCCCGAGTTACGGCGGCGGCAACATCTTCTCCGGCGACGCTTATGGCGGCAGCGCTTCGAATCCGTTGGCCGGCCTATCGGCGGCCGATTACGGCGCGCGCGGAGGATCGTTCGGCAGCCCCTATGCCCGTGGGGGGAAAGCGTTTGCCAGCGGCGGCACGCCGGCGGCGACCACGGTCTACGGCCTTCCGAGCGGCTTCAACGACAATCCGATCAACGTCGACGCCGATGCGATCATCCCGCAAAGCCAGTTGCCGCAGGCGCAGACGCATCAGCCATCGCTGAACCTCAATGCCCCGGCGCCGGCCAGCAATAACGGCGCGGCGCAGGCGGTCGGCGATGCGGTCAAGATCGCTACCATGTTCATGAAGAAGGGCGGAAAGGTCAAAAATCCCTACGCCTTTGCCGACGGCGGCACGCCAGACGATACCGTGTGGAATCCCGATGAGCCTTTCCGCATGCCGGACCCGGCGGCTGTCGATCAGTGGCGTCGTGATGCCGACACGGCGATGGCGTTTGCGCCTACCGGTTCGGGGGCATCGTCCCCGCAGCCCGCGCCTGTCGCCAGTGCTGCACCCGCGGCTTCTGCACTCCCGGTGGCACCCGCGCCGACCAACGCTTACGCACCCGCACCTTCGGCCGGGGCTTCTACCAGCGATCCGGATGATACCGAAAGCTTTGGCAAGAGTCCGTGGCTGGCGCTGACCGCAGCCGGCCTAGGCATTGCGGGCGGCACGTCGCCGTTCGCGCTGACCAACATCGCGCAGGGCGCAATGGCCGGCGTGAAGACCCTCGAGCAGCAGCGCGAGGCAGGCCAGAAGGACAAGACGGTGGAACAGGCGGCGCAGCGGCTGGCGCAGGAAGCCAAATTCCACCAGGACCAGTACACCAAGATGACGCCGTACCAGCAGGGCGAGCTCGACGCCCGCGCTCGCGCGGAAGGGCTGGCTGAACAGAAGCCGGTCACGCTCGGGCAGGACGCATTGGGGCACCCGATTCTCGGCATCAAGGACCCCGACAAGCCGGGTCATTACCTCGACCCGATCACCCATCAGCCGGTGCAGTCCGGCGAGATATCGCCTGCGCCGCAGTACAATGTTCCGGGCGCGCCGAACACTCCGCCGGTCGCGCCGGGATCGGCTGATGATGCCGCGATACCGCCCAATGCCAGGTTTGCCCAACTCAAGCCCGGCATCGACACGCCCGAAGGCACCCATCCCGAGGTGCTGGCGGCGCTACCGCCATCGCTTGCCGCAACCGTCCGGGCAATTGACGAGGGGCGTCAAAGCCTCGGTTCGGTCGGCTACAAGGACCGCACCGCGATCGCAAAATTGGTCAATCAGTACGACGATAATTTCGACCAGACCACGTATGCGCTCCGAAACCGGACCAATTCGGATCTGTCCTCGAATGGCAATGCCGGCAAGATGATCCTTGCCGTCAACCAGTTGCTGCCGCATTTGAAGACCGCGAGCGACAAGGCCGCCGAGCTCGACAACAGCAGCTATCCGGCTGCGAACTCGGTTGCCAACTGGTGGGCCACGGCGACCGGAGATCCAAGGGTCAAGACGTTCGAGGAAGTGCGCGAGGTGGCGGCAATGGACGCAGCGCGACTACTGCGCGGCTCGGGCGCGATGGCGGAAAAGGATATCGAGTTCTGGCGTAATAATCTGTCCTCGGCCGGATCGCCGAGGCAGCTTCAGTCGCAACTCAATCTACTGGCCGATGACCTGATGGGGGCCCGGATCGGTTCGATCAAGCAGTCCTACGAGATGAACATGCGCAAGAAGGCGCCGGATTTCGTCTCGCCCGAAGCCAAGGAAGCACTGAATGCGATCAAGGGGCGGTTGCCGGGTCAGAACGCCGCTCCGGCCGCCACTCCGGCCGCGTCGCCCGCAGGCGACCCCTTGGCGCAGGCCCGCGCGGCAATTGCCGCCGGCGCGCCGCGCGCTGCGGTGATCGAACGGTTGCAGAAGAACGGCATCGACCCGGCAGGGCTGTGAGATGGCGGACATCAATCGGCTGATCCGGAACCACATCGACCGTGCCGCCGCGAAGGCGCAGCGCCAGCCATCGGATGGCCAGAAGGAAGCCGGCAACTATCGGAAGGGGAAAATCCGGTTTCACGGGTTGGACATCTCGATTGAGAATCCTCGCGGGTCCAACCGTTCTGGCGTCGGAAAGGATGGCAAGCCGTGGCGCGTCGCGCTTCCGGATCATTACGGCTATATCCGCCGGACCGAGGGCAGCGATGGTGATCACGTCGATTGCTACATCGGCCGCCATCCACTGAGTTCGCGGGTGTTCGTGATCGACCAAGTCGACGCAGACAGTAAGGAGCACGACGAGCACAAGTGCATGCTGGGCTACACCAGTGAGGAGCAGGCGCTGAGCGCCTATCGTCGTGCGTTTTCCGATGGTCGCGGCGATCACCGGATCGGATCGGTCAAGGAGATGGACATCGCGCAGTTCAAAAACTGGCTGGAGCGCGTCGGCGGCTTGCCAAAATACGCGACTGGCGGGGCCGTCCACATGGCCGCCGGCGGCGTCCCCGGCATGTTCGACGATCTCGTGCCCGCCGCACCGGCAGCAGATGCTCCTGCCGCCGCCGCGCCTGACCACGGCATGTTCGGCGATCTGGTGCCGACCAAGAAGCCCGGCCTGCCAGACGTCGGCGCGCCGCTGATCGGAAATGGCGGCCAGTTTTCGGGCGGCACCGATATTGGGAATGATTTCGCCGATTCCGCCGCCAAGACCGCCAATGCCGCCATTCGCAATGCCCCTGCGAGCGCGGTCAATTTTGCCCATGACGTGGTCACCCCGTTCATCCATCCGGTTGACACCATGGAAAACATGAAGAACCTCGGGCTTGGCGTGCTGGAAAAGGCCGGGGTCACCTCGGGCGATTCGCATGAGAAATACGCCAACGCGGTGGGGAGGTTCTTCGCCGACCGCTACGGCGGGTTCGACAAGGCCCGGCACACGCTTGAGACCGACCCGGTTGGCATGGCCGGCGACCTGTCGGCGATCCTGACCGGCGGCGAGACATTGCTGGCGCGCGCGCCGGGCGTCGCCGGCAAGGTCGGCGAAGTGGCTGGCGATATCGGCCGAACCGTGGATCCGATGCGCGCCGCGGCGCCGGTGGCGGAGACGGCAGGCAATGTGGCCGGCAATGTTGCGTCCCAGGTATTGGGCGTCACGACTGGCGTCGGAGCCGATCCGCTCAAGGTCGCGACCCGCGCCGGCTATGAGGGTGGTCCAGCGGCGCAAGCCTTCCGCGAGAACATCACCGGGGCAGCTCCGCTCTCGGACGCGGTCGACGAGGCGCGCGCCGCGGTGGCGCAACTACGGCAGGAGCGCGGCAACGCCTACCGGACCCAGATGGGGCCGATCAAGGCGGACAGCACCATCCTCGACTTCAACGACATCGATCAGGCGGTTGCCAACGCTCAAGGCATCAAGACCTATTCCGGCCGCAGCGGCACCGGGCCGACGCAGAGTCTGTCGCCGAAAACCGAAGGCATCCGCAAGGAAATGACGGATGCGATCGACAATTGGAAAGGCCTCGATCCGGCCGAATTCCATACCCCCGAGGGCATCGACGCGCTGAAACAGCAACTCGGCGATATCCGCGACGGGACCGAGCCCAATACGCCGTCGCGCGTCGCCGCCGACCGCATCTACAATGCCGTGCGTCAGACCATCATCGATCAGGTGCCGGAATACGCCAAGGTCATGAAGGGCTACGAGGACGCCAGCAAACAGATCAAGGAAATCGAGACCACGCTGTCGCTGAAGCCGAACGTCAATGTCGACACCGCGCTGCGCAAGCTGCAATCGACCCTGCGCGACAACGTCAATACCTCGTTCGGGCGCCGGGCTGAACTGGCGAATTTCCTGGTCAGCGCCGGCGCGCCGAATCTCATGGAGAAGCTGGCCGGTCAGGCGCTGCATTCGTGGGTTCCGCGCGGGCTGGCGCGGCTGGCAACAATGGAGACCGTACCTGCGGTAGCGGGCGCGGTCGGAGCGGGCGCGACAGGTGCCGGACTGGCCGCCGCGGCAACGCTGCCGCTGATGTCGCCGCGGCTGGTAGGCAATGCCGCCTATGGCGCTGGTGTCGCCGGCCGATATGCCAATCCGGTGCTGTCCCGGCTGGCCCGCCCCGCGCGCCAGATCGGCCGTGTCACGGAACCGTTCCAGCCCGGGTTCAACCCCTACGCGCAGTAGTGACTTTCCTAATGATTTGAACTACAACCCACTTCTTGAGGAAGAGGTGGATTTCGCGGATGACCGACATCGTCCCTCGCGTGCTGGAGCGCCTAACGCACCCCTACAAGGAGCGTGGGTTGACGCATGATCGGCTCAAAGGACTTTTGCGGTACGATCCGATCACGGGGCTGTTTGTCTGGCTCGTCTCGAAAACTCCCAATGGTGTACCGGGCGAGGTGGCTGGATCAAAAAACAAGGCCAACGGATATATCTACATCGGGATCGACGGCAAAATCTATCTCGCTCATTACCTCGCGTGGTTTTACCAGATGGGCGAATGGCCCAGTCACGAGGTTGATCACCGTGATCTGCGGCATGACAACAACAAGTGGGTAAATCTTAGGCCAGCGACGCCGGTACAAAACTGCATGAATCGTCCCAAGCGGGCAGATTCCAAAAATCCCTATAAGGGGATCAGGAAGAAAGGCAATCGCTGGCAGGCCTGCATTTCGATTAACAAGAAAAGGAAATTACTCGGCACATTTGCGACCGCCGAAGATGCTCATCAGGCGTATGCTGCTGCAGCGAGAGCACACTACGGTGAATTTGCGAGGGCTGCTTGATGTCCTTGCTGAGCTCTCAGGACGCAATCAACCTTATCGTCACCTCTGAAGTCTCATCAGAGGCGGCTTACACAAAGCTGTATTCGCATCCGACATGGCCCGGCGGACAATCCGGCGTCACCGTCGCCATCGGTTATGATTGCGGATATTCGACCATCGATCAAATCGATGAAGACTGGGCCGACAAGCTCCCCCTCGAAATGGTGGAAGCCCTTCAGGAAGTCGCGGGCATTACAGGATCGGCGGCGAGTTCGCACGCTCATGCCCTGATCGGCCGAGTGACGGTTGATTGGGACGCCGCCATGGCGGTGTTTCAGGATCGCGATATGCCGAAATGGGAGGGCATCGTCCAAAGATCGCTGCCGAACACCGACAAGCTGTCGGCGGACAGTTTCGGTGCGCTCGTCAGCCTGACCTACAATCGAGGCGCGACTTTTTCGACACCGGGCGCGCGATACATGGAAATGCGGGCGATCCACCAGCACATGGCTGGAAATAGTTTCAACCTGATCCCGGACGATATCCGCGCCATGGCGAGGCTTTGGCCGAATGCACTCGGGCTGAGGTTGCGGCGCGATCATGAGGCCGCGCTGTTTGCGAAGGGCTTAATCCAAAACTCGAAACCATTGGAGAAGTAACATGTGGTTACCCACAAGGGCGCAAGTCGATTCGGCCAGCAGACACGCCATCTCGATTGCCGGCACTGCTATCGCGATATTCGGTTTGCAGGCCAAGGGTGTCTCGCTGGATCAGGTCAAGGAAGTCATCGCCGCGCTGGGAAGCACGGTGAATGATATCGTGGTGTTGATCGCCGCACTCGCGCCGCTCTACGCCATGCTCAAGGCCAGCCACACGGCGAGCCCGGTGGAGCAGGCCAAAGCTGTTGAAGCAAACGGCGCGGTCGTCGTGGCTTCGCCGGCCATCGCTGCTGCAACCCCGAACAGTCCCAACATTGTTTCCAACGCTGATATGAAGGTGGTGTCCAAATGAAGAAGCTTTTTGCTATCGCAATTCTCGGGTTAACGCTCGCCGGCTGCGCTCAGTTTCAAACCGCTATCGACGATATCAAGGGCGCGTATACGATGGTCACCACGGCGACCGTCACGGCGGGGCAGGCTGGTATCGTGGCGAATGCCTACGATGCCCTAAAGGTAACGGCCACCAACTACGGCAACTACTGCATCACGCAGAAATTTCCCCAACCGCTGTGCTCGGCTGCCAACCGCCGCGCCGTGATCCGCGGCGTCAATGCCGGAACTGCGGCTCGTGCCGCCGTCGAAGCTGCGGTTGCCACCAACCAGCCCGTGACGGGCGCCATCTACAACGCCCTCGTGTCGGCGGTTCAAGCGCTGCGAGCAACCCCCATCAATACCGTGAAAGGCTCCTGACATGAATCCCCAAGTAATCCTTGCCATCCTCGCCGTGATTGAGCCCCTGATCGGCACTTCTGCCGCAACGGCCTCGATGATCACCAATATCATCAACGCGCTCAGCGCGCTGTTGCCCTACATCATCAACGAGATTTCGACGGTATACACGGCGGTCAAGAACATCATTTCTCTGCTGCAGAACAGCAGCGGCTCGATGACCGCGGACCAAGTTACGGCGCTCCAGACGCTGGACGCGCAAGTCGACGCCGGATGGGCCGCAGTGCAGGCTCAGATCGATCCCGACAATCCGGCCAACGCTGGCACTCCGGCTGGCGATCCGACTGTCACGTCCACTGCTGGCGATTGATCATGACGAAGCGAGCCGATCCGACCGCGGTAACGGCGGATCGGCTCTAACCACTCCAAACCCTCGCGAAAGGGAATGAAATGGCTGCCAACGATCACACCATGAAAACGGTTAACGACCGATGAGTGGAGGCGCGGACGATTTGCTTGAACTGATCAAGATCGCCGGCGGCCCCGCTGCGGTGGCGGGACTCGGATGGTGGCTACGCGGAAAATTCAGCGACATCGTCGACTCCGGAAAGGAACAGCTCATGACGCACGAAAGAGACGATGAGCGCCGGCACCGGCAGAACCTCGTACGGTTTGCCAAGATCAATATGAAACTCGGCATCGAAGATTTCGACGAGGTTAACGGTCAGCACGGGGGATAACATGTTCAAACTGCTGGCCGTCGTTGCGCTCATTTGTGTTGTCTGTGGCAATGCCGAGGCACGTCAGCGCCATTATTCCGCAGCTAGCTGCATCGAAACCGGATCGGTCACGCATCCATATTGCATGGGGCAGAACAATCCCTTCGCGGGCATCAGGTCAATTCGTGTGACGATGCACCGGGTTAAAGCGCGGCAATCGAATTCCTATGGTGCCGGCGATATCATTCCTCATCCCGCCGGCTGTCCCTCGCGCGCCTTCTGCGGCTGCGGAGCGGCGGTGCGCATCTTCGGCCATTCGATCCGCGATCTCTGGCTCGCATCCAACTGGTTCCGGTTTCCGCGCGCAGCACCGGCGCCGGGCATGGCCGCAGTGCGGCGCCATCACGTCATGGTGCTTGAGGCTGATCTCGGCGGGGGTGTCTGGGAAGTATTCGACGCCAATAGCGGACATCATCTCACGCGAGTTCATGCCCGATCAATCGCGGGCTATGTGATCGTCAATCCGAGGGCCGGATGATCGGGGCAAGAGGCTGCTTCGTCGTCGCAGCTTGGATCGTTGCCTGCCTGCTGTTCGCATCTCACGCCCGCGCCCGCGATCTCGGGCAATGGGAGGCGCAGGATCCCGCCGTCGCCGAATGGTATCGCTCGCTGATGCGCCCCGACGTCCCGACCATGTCCTGCTGCGGCGTGGCCGACGCCTACTGGTGCGATGACATACATGTCAAAGGCGACAAGACGTTCTGCCGGATCACCGATGACCGCCCGGACGCACCGCGAGGCCGGCCGCATATCGACGTCGGAACCGAATACGAGATACCGCCCGAGAAGCTGAAATGGGACCGCTCGAATCCGACCGGCCACTTCATCATCTTCCTGAGCCGCGCCGGATATGTCTGGTGCTTCGTACAGGGCAGCGGAATTTAGTCGCTATTTTACCGGATCGCCGGTCCTGTAGTTGATCGGCATATGGACTAGAGGCTCCGGTACAGCCAACCCGGTCACGGTAGGTGCGCCGCCAGTTGTTGGGCCCGGTGCATCAGCCTGAAACGTGCTGTCCAGCGCCGGCCCTCCGTTGCCGATCGCGTCCATGGCGGCCATCTGCTTTTCGTACTCGGCGATCTTGGCCATGTTTTCGTCGTTGACGCCGAGGCGTGCCTCGAATGCATCCATGATGGCTGCGTGCTTCGGCGCGGTAGTGGCTGCTCGCTCAGTGAGGGCTTTGGCGCGCTTCATGCCCTCGACCAGTTTCTGTATGTCTGCTGCTGATGCCATGGGCTCACCTTTGTAGGCTGCGAGGATGTCGGCGAGGAACGGCAACATTCGATAGCGCAGCAGCGCCTCGAACAAATCGCCATCCCAATAGTAACGGAAGGCCATTCATTCCGCCACCGACGTCACTCTGATTTGCTCAATCTTCTGTTTCATCTCGTCCGGTGTCAGCGAAAAATCGCTGTCGGGCGTATCGACGCCGGGTAACTTCAGGTGCCACTCGATCATCGGTACCGCAGTCGGGATGATGTCGCAGCCGTGGTCCGAGACACCGAGCGGAACCACCGAGCCGTCGTAATTGGTGGCGTGAAGAACCATGACGTCAGCCGTCGGTCGGACCGACATCACGATCGGCTTTCCGGTTTCCTTGACAGCCTTGATCAGTTCCCAGTCTAACATCTCGAAGGCCGAGATTTTGTACCGCGGACAGGCCAGCGTCTCGAGATAGGCGACGTCGAGCGGATCAAACACCGACGAGAACCACGCAATGTCCAGCGTAGCGCAATGTGCGATCAGCGTCGGAAACCATCCCCATGGCGTCCAGACTTGCCGGTATAGGTCGATCAGCGGCACCCCGCCGGCCAGCGCCAGCACTTCCGGCCGGTTGCGTTTGATCGCCTGGCGATCTGGGGAGAAGCACTGGAATTTCACGGCATCGGCGCCGGCCGCCTTCGCGGCATTGATCAGCTTCAGCGCATTGACGAGCGAGCCAGCATGGTTCCCGCTCAGCTCCGCTATCACTTCGGTCATCAGTAATCCCCGTCCACAACCTGGGCGCAGGGGATCCCTGCGGCGCGCCACGCCTTCACGACCCGTGTCCGGTCGTCGAACGCCATGATCGGCTCAAAGCCGTCGCGCCGAAGCTCTGCCAGTAACTCGACCTTCAGAATATCGTCCGGCTTGTGATCGCCGGCGCACCGCATGTAGAGACGTCCGGGAGGTAGACTGTGCTTCTTCAGCCATTCAACCGTAGCGTCTCGCACCCGATCAGACCGGCCGGAAACGTAGACGATGTCATTGTCATTATGAAGCGCGCGCGCCACCCGAATCATATGGTCGATCGGTGCGTCCTTGTCGCATGCGTCGAAAAACGCGTTCCAATCCGGTAGCAGATGAAGGCGATGCTCAAGATTGGCGATCGTTCCATCGATGTCGAAGACGTATACCGGTTTCATTCGTCATCATCCTTCTCGGAAAAATCATGATGGAAGCCGACAGCGTGGATGTCGCTTGGCTTGGTGCGCAGCCGAGGCGTCAACGGGCCATCCTCCGGAATCCGAGGAGGGTTGATGCGCCGCAGATAGTCGCGCCGAATCGGACGCGGGCTCACTGGTCTATCACCCATTTTTCCGCCGCCCGTTTGAACGCATCGCCAATCTGCTTGATCTGCTCGCCAGTCGGCGACCTCGCGCAGTTTTCGAAATACAGCAGCCTCCGGTCCTGCAAATCCTCCGCCACCGGGCACGGCCGCGCGAATCGCGAAAATGCCGACATGCGATACAACGGATCGACGTAGCCTTCCTCGATCGGCACGCCGTCCTCGCGCAACGCCGCGCATAACTCGGCCCGGTTCTTCTCCACCAGGAACGGGATGCAATAGTACGAATGCGTGCAGCCCTCCCGCACCACCGGCGGCCGCAATCCCGGAATATCGCCGATCGCCGCAATGATCGCCTCGGCTTGCTCGACACGCTCGGCCACGATCTGCTTGCCGCGCCGCAGTTGCGTCAGCGCAATCGCCGCGCAGACTTCCGGCATTCGGAGATTGAGGCCTATCGGTCCTCCGGTGTTTTCCCCGTGATTGATGAACGCGCGCATCTTCGCGGCTAGATCATCGTCGTCCGTCGTGCAGATGCCGCCTTCGCCGCACTGGATCGGCTTGTGGATGTTGAGCGACCAGACGCCGATATGTCCGATCGTTCCGGCGTATTTGCCATGCTCCATCGCGAACGGAGATTGCGCGTTGTCCTCAATCAATATACCGCGCAGAACCTCAGCGGTTCTCCTCGCTTCTTTGAGAGTTGCCGGGTGCCCGAACAGGTTAGTGATGATCGAAGCTTTGACGTTCCCGTGATGCGGCGGACATTCCTGCAAGGAGAAATTCTGGTCCTCGATATCGCCGAAGATGACCTTGGCACCCAGAAACGCGGGGGCAGCGGCGGTCGCGCTCATGGTGAAAGGTGTCGTAATGACCTTATCGGTTGGATCATCTCCTATACCCGCAGCCGCACACGCCGCCAGCAGGCCCGACGTCGCACTATTGCACGCCACCGCATGCTTCACCCCGAATGTCTCGCACCACGCATCCTCCAGCGCGCAGACATTCCTGCCGCCGCGCTCCTTGCCGGCCAGATACCCGGACAGCGGGCCGTTTACCATGGCAGTGATCGCGGCCATGGTCTCGACCTTGCCGATGGTGTTGAATGGCTTGATCGTCCCGATCATATCTGCGGCTCCCGTCGGTATTGCACGAAACCATCCTTCTGCCCGACCAGATCGAAACCGCACTGGGCGAAGATATTGCGCGAGCGATAATTGTCGCGTCTGATGTCTGCGTTGATGGTGTACTCGGTCATGTAGCAGCACGCCTGCGCGAGTACCGTTCCGGCCAGCCCCTTGCCGCGGTGCGCCGGTGCCATTGTGATCGACGCCTCGAATGTCATGGTGTCGTTCTTCTCGGCATCGAAGCGAACCACGCCGAGTTTTCCTTCGTAATTCTCGGCGATCAGGACGATATGCTCCGGGTATCCGTGCATGACGTTGAACCGCATCCATTGGTCGTGATCCTCGCGCGGCACGGCGGCGGTCGAGCGGAAACACGCCAGCGTCACTGGATCGTTGCGCCACGCGAACAGGTCGTCGGCATCCTTGGGCATGGCGGGGCGAAGGGATATCATGGCAACCGTTTGCATGCTGGCGGCACATGATAATACGTGCTCAACGGCATTCCGGCCGGCCATATAGCGACCGAGACGATAAGTTCCGAGGGTGCAGCATCATCGTCGGCAGGACATCTAGCGTGGTGCATTCCCGCGCCAGTACCGACAATCAGGCAACCAATTATCCAATAGCCCATCAGGTATTTCATATTACGCTCCTCAGCGTCATGAAGGCTTCCGCATAGTGCACACCGCACGCGGCCCCTCGCAAAATCGCCAGCGCCTCGACCGCTTCAAACGAACGAGCATGGGGCGCATTTCGCATTTCATCGCCGTATCGGTGAAGCGCGGCAACCTTCCGGTCCAGTTCGCTCATCAGAATGACAAAATGATCGGGTGCAAACCCGCTTCCCCACTCGGTCGACGACAGCACCTCGAACGCATAGATCGCGCGAACGGTCGAGCCGGGCAGTGGCCGCAACGCTGTCATGGCCGCCTGATGCACGATGCGATGGTCGTTGTTCAAGTCTCCGGCGTGGTGTGTGTAGACGATGGTCGGTTTGATCTCGGCGATGTTCTTCTCGATGGCCTGCGTGATTTCTAGCAGAGGCAACGTATCGAGCTTCTGGTCCGCGTAGTCGAGGAAGATCGGAGGCTGCGTGCCGAGAACCTTGCTGGCCTCGAAAGCCGCGATGTTGCGGTTCGGCTTGGCTGCCATCACGCGCGCCGTCTCGCCGTCGGCCACGAACAGCACATGCACGGTATCGCCATCGGCCACATGCCGCGCAATCGTGCCGCCGCAACCGAGCGCTTCGTCGTCGGGGTGGGCTGCGATGACGAGGACGCGGTCGGTCAAAGCCTCTCCTCCACATAATTCCGCCGGATCACCAGTCCGTCCTCGATCTTGTCAGGCGCCACGAATGGTTTGCCTTCCCAAAGCTTGATTGTCGCGTCGAGAATGTCGAAGCCGGCCATCACAGTGAAAATGCACGAACCGGACAGTCGCGGATTCAACTCGATGATGTAGAGCTTGCCGGTCGCGCGCTCGCGGATGATCTGGATGTTGATCGGACCGCGGAATGTGAATTTGCTGACCACGAGTAGCGCGAGGTTGATGATCTCGGCATCCATTACGATCTTGCCGATGATCGAAACGCCGTTCGCCTGAATGCGAAGGCGAGGGACCGCGAACAGGAATGCGCCATCCATGCCGGTCAGGACGTCGACGGTGTATTCGTCGCCTTCTATTCTCTGTTGCGCCAAATATCCATCAGGTAACGGGAAGATGCCCCGGCCGCCACGACCGCGCTCGGGCTTGAGAACGGGATTCGGTACGCCGGGAGCGACAGGAATTCCGGCCAGTTCCATCGCACGTTGTTGGGCAATCTTGCTGGTGAAGATTTCCACGGTTTCACTCGGCGAACAAAGCACAGGCCTTGTGAAGCCGGAAATTAGCGTGATCTCCTCGTCCAAAAACGGAAGGTATAGGTCAACCGAATTATCGATGATGAATTCTCCAAATCGCATCAGATAAAGGCTGCCAACATGCGGCGACTGCAGAAACTTGTCACAGCCGCTCGAAGCGCCATACGCCGAGCAATCATGCCCGATGACGTAATGCCCGAGCGATTGCAAATGCCGGATGATCGACGGCGCAACGGCTGATCCGGCTGCCGACATCATCACGCGCATGACAATGCCTCCCGCAATTCGTCGACCGACATGCGGCGGGCGTGTTCGCTGGAATTTCCTTCCGCCATGCTCTCGTGACGCTTCTCGAATGCCGGCAGCCCGCGCACGTCCATCTTGGCGCCCATGGCCTCGGCCAGATCGCCGAGCCGGTAGGCGGGGAGGGTGGGGATAGCGATCTCGCCGCCCTTCATGGTATCGGCGGTGCGCAATACCAGATCGACAGCTTCATCCATCGTCATGAAGAACCGTGTGCAGTCAGGATCAGTGACGGGCACCACATCGGAGGTTTCGAGTATTCTGCGCCAAGTTGGGACGACCGAGCCGGTGGAGCACCAAACGTTGCCGTACCGGACAGCAGCGAAACGCGGACCGTTATTTCCTCGCGTGTTGTTGGCGGCAAGGAAAAGCGATTCCGCAAATGCCTTGCTGGTCCCGTAGGGGCTAACCGGCTCGAAAGCCTTGTCAGACGACAGGGCAACCACCCGGTCAACACCAGCATCGGTCGCGGCCTCGATCACGTTCGCCGCGCCGTCGATGTTGGTCTTTTTCACTTCAAGCGGATTGTATGCGCCGACCTCTATTCGCTTCAGTGCGGCGGCATGGATCACGACCTCGATATCTTCCATCGCCCGGCGTAACCTGTCGCGGTCCCGGACATCTCCGATGAAGTAGCGCATGCGCCAGTCTGCGGCGGGTAGCACAGCCAGATCGCGCGCCAGTTCGGCCTGCCGATGTTCATTGCGGGAATAGACCACAATGCGCAACGGCCCTTCGTTCATCCCCAGCAGACGCCGCACGAACGCCGTGCCGAAAAATCCCGAACCGCCGGTGATGAGGACCGATTTCAAGATGCCCTCACCATCGGTCCGACGCTCGCGCCGTTCAATCGATCGGCAATGTCACCCTTGTCCATCGCTGCCCGCAAAACGCCGAGCGCGTGATCGTAGGACTTCAGTATACGTTTGATCTCCGACGGACCATGCGCAGCGCAAAGATTGTGACTCGCCGTGATCAGCGTTCCCGATGCCACCATTTCCTTGCGGAATAGCGCGGCAATCTGGTCGTCACGGAATTTCAGCCGCTTGAACGGTGCCGCGCCGAACAGCCGGATTGCATCGCCGGTGCCATGCTTGAACATCAGCGCCTCGGCCTGCATCGCGAGATCATCGCCCACCTGCCAGAGCTTCGGTATCACCTCCTCTCGCTCCAGCTTCTTGATGGTGGCGATGCCAGCGGCAAGCGACAGCGTTTCGCCGAACATGGTGCCGCTGTAGAAAATGTTATCCGGTGGCTCGAACCGCTTCATGATGTCGCGGCGGCCGACGATGGCCGACAGCGGCATACCGTTCGCCATCGCCTTGCCGAACGTCGCAAGGTCTGGTGTGACACCCCACAGCTTCTGCGCCCCGCCGAGCGAGAAACGAAAGCCAGTGATGACTTCGTCGAAGATCAGGAGGGTTCCGGTTTCATCACAGACATTCCGCAGAAGTTGGAGATATTCCGGATCAGCCTCGGGCTCGACGATAGCCGCGGCGAACTGGTAGTTTTTGGCGCGCTTCGGGATGCTGGCGATATGTTCCGCGCTACCGTAGGAAACCCGCGTGGTCAGATGCCGAACATCCTCCGGCACACCCAGGTTGCGTTCGACCGACCAATCCTGCCAGCCATGATAGCCGCCGCACATCAGGATTCGATCACGGCCCGTATGCGCGCGCGCAAGTCGGATCGCTGCCGACGTAACGTCGGTGCCGGTCTTGCCGAACCGAACCATTTCGGCGCAGGGAATCAGTCGGCAGAGCGTTTCCGCGAGCTCCGATTCAAGTTCTGTGGCGAGAGAGAATGAAACCCCAGAACAAAGCTGTCGTCGGACGGCCGCGTCAACGTCAGGGTCGCGGTAGCCGAGAATGTTTGGGAGCAGTGCGGACACGAGATCGACGTATTCTTGACCGTCAACGTCGTAAGCGATGCCGCCTTGTCCATGCGAAATGAACAGAGGGCTTGGTTGCGGATACTGGAGATGACTTTTGCTGAACGTTTGCGCGGCGAGCGGGATGACTTCGCGCGCTTTTTCGAACTGCGCTTGAGACCTTTGATAGCTACGCGCATAGATCGGCTCCTCGGCCAGCGCTTCGACGTAGCGCTCGTTACAGGGATGATGCGAATTGAGTTGCCGCAGCGTCGGGTGTTCGTCCAACAGCCCGAGCATATCGAGTTGGGACGGAGGGCCCTTGTCCCACGGCCACAGCGACGCAATGGCTTTGCAGAAATCATAATCGTCGGCGGTGTCGAGTACCCAGCGCTCGTCCTGCAAGCCGGGAATCGGATTGATGACCGTCTCGGCCGGAAAGCGTGACCGATTGCGCTCGATCCAGGTGCAGACACCGTCGCGGTCGAGCGGGCGTGTGGCTTCCGCATCGGCTGCCGCAAGCGCCTCGTAGGTGAACGCCTGCACGTCGAGACCGTCGGGATAGGTGCGGGGCGATACGTTGGTGACAAACGCCGCACCGGTCTGCTTCTGCAAACGAACAACGGCGCCGATGACCTGAGGGTCCAGAAAGGGGCAATCTCCGGTCAACCTCAAAAGTACATCGGCGCCGCTAGCGTTGGCGCATCCGACGAAGCGCGACAGCACATCCGTTTCGGACCCTCGCCAACAAAAAAAGCCGTGGTCATCGCAGAAATCCGCGATCACGTCGTCCGCCAGCAGCGTGGACGTGGCGATCCACACCTCATCAACGCCCGGCGCGGCCGCGCAGGCTCGGTGGCACCACTCCAACACAGGGTGGTGACCGAGCGGCATCAGGACCTTGCCGGGCAAGCGCGTTGATCCGATACGGGCCTGGATGACGGAGACGACTTTCATTGACCACCCCACCCCTTAATCTCGCGATGCTCGTAAGTCTGATCCAGACCGGCCATCTTCCGTACGTCCAGCAACACCCGCAGCGTTGCCAATCCGTCACGCGCGCTCGCTCCCGGCGTGATCTTGCCGTCGATCCGGTCGATGAACGCTTCCATCTCCGCGCGGTAATCCTTGTCGTAATCACCCGGCATGTGATTGGAGGTCGTTCCGAGCGACAGCAGACGCTTCGGCAAATCGACGCCAATATTTCGTTCCTCCCCAGCGATCCAGAACTCGCGAATTTCATTCGGGGTGATGAAGTCGAGATGAAATCGCGACCGTGCGCCGCTGTCATGCTCCAGCACGAAGTCGGCGATTATGTCGGTCATTTCACCGAGGTTCATGCAGACGTTCGCACTGATGGCCTTCGCGGGCCCGAGCAAGTGCAGCGCTAGATCCACCTCATGCGAGCCGGTATTCAGGATCACACCGTCGCTGACGTACGGCGGTTTTGCCGTCCGGGTCGCACAGATAAACGACGCCCACAGCGGGTTCCCAATATGCCCTGCGACGATCCATTCCTTTGCCTGCTGCACGCACGGATGCAGGCGCAGATTGTTTCCCATCATAACGATCAGGTTTTTGTTGGCGGCCGATTCCAGAATCGCCGGCAGCGCTCCGACCGCGATGGAAATCGGCTTCTCGACCATCACATGCTTTCCGCGCTCGACCGCAGCGCGGACGCCGCTTTCATGGAACGGCGACGGCGTGGCAATCACCGCGGCATCGCACCAGTCGTAAAGTTGGTGCTCAAACCTGAAGTCTGGCTTTCCGATAATGATGGGATCGTAGACCTTTACGTCATGACCGAGCTCCCGCGCATTGGCTGCATGCCGCTGCCCAATCGAGCCATGGCCGACGATGCCGATCTTCATGGCCGTACCTCGATCGCATCGGCAGGCCGTTTCTTCAGCACCGTTATCATCTCCTCGTCGCTCGGATATTGGCGTGCGACAATCACGTAGAGAGGGCTGCTCAGCCACATCTGTGCAAAATCGAAATGGTAGGCCAGTACATCGTCGCGGTGCTTATACCTGCGAGCAAAGGTGAATGGCGGCGCGAAGTCGTGAACGACAAGATGTCCGCCGGTCATCAGTACGCGATCGGTTTCCGCCGCGATCTTCAGCCAGTCGGCGGGGTCGCATAGATACAATTCGAAGCCGTGGATCACCAGATCGAATAATCCGTCCCGCACAGGCAGTGCGTCCGCCGTCGCCTGATACGTCGGGACGCGCGCTTTCTGGCAGGCATTCATGCTCGGCTCGATGCCGATCACGTCGCAGCCGTATCGTGTTTGCAGCTTCTCCAGCCGCCATCCGTTCGCGCTGCCGATCTCCAAAACGGACGTTGGCAGCAGGCTGCAGGAATTTATCGCCTCCGAAACCGGATCGCTCTGTCCCAGGTTGTCGCGGTTGCGGCCGAACCACGCGTCGGCTTCCGACTGCATCATGATCTCGGACTGCTTCATTTCGCCAACTCCCCGAGCAAATCCGAAACCGCGCGGTCGTTCGCGTTGATTTCGCGCAGTACGGCGCGCGTTTCGTCCGGCGCATGCTTCAGCGCGATTTCCATCAGGCGCTTCCACGGCACGTTGTTCTTGACGCGGATGGCGAAGATTTCGTCGATGGTCTGCTGTTCGGTCACCATGGCCATTCGAATCCAAGTATTGTTTTGAGTTTCTGACGTCCGCGCTCCTGCCAACCGGCTACCTTCACCCGCTCGACCGCGCGCTGAAAGTTTCGCTCACGCTGCGTCATGATCTTGACCGACATGGACCATGATCGTTTGCAGGCGATGTCCGGGTCGAGGCTTTGCACATATCGGGCATTGTCCCGAAAATTGGCCTCTACGGATTTTGGCAGGCCGAATGCCTTGATGTAGTCAGCCGCTCCAATCAGCCGGCGCTCGTATGGAATTTCAGGTCCTTGCAAGGCTTGAGGTGCGCCATAGTAGCCGCCCGGCAAGCCCATGGCAGCGTTTCCCAGCCCACTAAGGTCAACGCCAATACCCTTCGCAATCTCGGCATCAACCGTCGCCTTGGCGGCAAGCGGCGTCACACCCATAAACGCAAAGAATGATCGGCGTGATGCCTTCACCGCATCCTCCCGAACAGCACCGCTGATGTCGGCGAGCCGCCGAACAAGTGGTGGTTCAAAAGCTCGCCCTCTTGCTTGAACCCGCTGCCCCGGATGATCTTCAGCATCGCTTCGTTGCTCCGAGCGCATCCCGCCTCGAGCTTGCGAACAGCGCCGCAATCCTTGTCGAGCAGCCAGTCGCATGCATGTTTCCATGCCTCGCTGGCGAATCCCTGGCCCCAGTATTTGGTCTCGCCGATCATGATGCCGACGTCCGACACGTTGTTCGGTTCGTCGTGTCGCGCGCTGAGATTGCCGATGTGCTCGCCGGTTTCCGCCAGCACGATCGCCCAAAGATGCGAATTGCCGGTGAACGAGCCGACATACCGAAGCTGCGACGATAGCGTGTGTTCGCGATGCCGCTGCTGCGACCACTTCACGACGTCCGGATCACGCAGCCATCCGAGATTTCGCTGCGTGGCTTTGACGAGCGGGCGGAGGGTGAGGCGGGAGGTTGAAAGTGATGGCGTCATGCGTCGTGAATCTTGTGCGCCAGCGTCTGGACGCGATCCCAGCGCCAGCGGATAAAAATGCGCAGCGCCTGCGGGTCAATCGTGACGCCGAGGTCCTTCTTGAAGGCCTCGGCGAGGATGATCTCGGGCGCGCGGGTGTCATCGGACGAGTCGGGGACATTCATGTCAGGCCCTCATGCGTTCAAGCAGGTGATCGATCAGCTTGACCTGCACCTCGGCCGTCTCGCGGATGTCGGACGCGCCGGCACCCCAGTCGCCGACCTTGCGCAGGCGTTCGAGGCGTTCGACGGCGGTTTTGCGGAGGTCCAGCATTTCCTTCCTATCCATTAAATGTGCCTCCAAGTTTTGCCATTGATCGCGCGCCAGACGGCGCCTGTGGTGCAACCGAAGTTGTTGGCCCATTCCTTGATTTGCCCGCGCCGGTGAACGTACTCACGACGCATTCGTATGACGTCTTGTTCGGTAAGGATCGCGGAATACTGCCTCGATCCGCGACAGTCTGTGCCATGCAAAATCCGGTGCGACTGGTTTTCCGTCGGGGACGCCCATTTCAGGTTTTCAGCGCGGCAATCGGCCCGGTCACCGTTCAAATGGGCGCATTCAAAGCCATCGGGTTTTGGGCCATTGAAAGTCTCGCAAACGATGCAGTGCACCCTGAAAGTAATTTCAGTTTTGCGCTTCCTATCGGGCCCAGGAAGGTCGATAACGGGATATCCGTCGTGAAGTCGCATTGCCCTGATAAGAGGTGTAGCCCGTTCACGATCATACCGGCCTGCGCGTAGGCGCAGGCTACGGATTCTTCCGATATTTGAGACCTCGTACAATCCCTCGTAGCCGGCGATCGGTCGCCACTCCTCGGTCATGTCGTACTCCTCGCGGTGACGAAGTCCTGAAGCGCGTTGCCGAGGAAGACGGCCAGCGACCGCCGTTCCTGCGAGGCCAGCGCGCACAGACGGTCCTTCAACTCAGCGGTCATGCGAATTTTCGCGGTCCAATGATATTCGCCGGGGGAAAGTCGGTCGCTCATGGCGACGTGATGTAACAAAGCGTACCTGCGTTGGCAACGAAGAAATGGGGAAGAGTTCACAAATACGTGGATAACGCCTATGTTGCGCGCCGATGACCCTTTCCCGCACCGCGCTCGTCACGCTCGCCGGCGCTGCCCGACGCCTCAAGGAAATCGAGGAGGCAAAACGGCTGGAGGACTCGTTTTACGAGTTCGTCAAAGCCGCATGGCCACATTTCGACCCGTCGGACTTCGTCGGGAACTGGCATCTCCAGCAGATGTGCGACCATCTGGAGGCGGTGGCGCGCGGCTATATTAGCCGGCTCCTGATCAACGTGCCGCCGCGCACCGGCAAGACCAACATCGCCTCAATCTGCTTCGTGCCGTGGGTGTGGGCCCAGCGCGAAAAAGGCCCGCTAATGGGGCCGCAAGCCTCGTTTTTCTATGCGTCTTATGCCGAACAACTGGCCTTGGAGCATTCGCTGAAGGCCCGTCGGCTGATCGAATCGCCGTGGTATCAGCGGATGTGGGGAGGGCGCTACAAGCTGGTGTCCGACCGCAACAAGGTCTCGCATTTCGAGAACAACAAGGGCGGCTACCGGCTGGCGTCGTCGGTGGACGCCCGAAGCACGGGCTGGGGCGCGTCCGCGATCTTCGCCGACGACCCTCATCTGGTGAAAGAGGCCGAATCGGACGTCGTCCGCGAGGGCGTCGTGCGGTGGTGGATGGAAAGCATGCCGTCCCGCCTCAACGATCGCCGGACCGGTGCCATGGTCATCATCATGCAGCGCGTGCACGAGGGCGACGTCGCCGGCCACGTGCTGGCCAGCGATCTCGGCTACGTCCATTTCTGCGTGCCGATGTGCTACGTGCCATGCCAGCACGTCAATGCGTGGGTTGGCGAGCAAATTCAAACGTTTATCGGGGAGGATATCGACGATATCGAGGAGGACGACATCTTCTGGGTCGATCCCCGGACCGAGGAGGGCGACCTGCTTTGGCCAGAGCGCTATCCGGCCACCGAAGTCGTCAAGCTGGAAAAGGAACTCGGGCCCTACGGATTCGCCGGCCAATACCAGCAGGACCCGGCGCCGCGCGGCGGCGGCATCATCCGGCGCGAGTGGTGGCAGCCGTGGGACAAGGAAACCGCCGAGAAGAATGGCTGCGTCCCGGAAAAATACCCCGGTTTCGAATACATCCTCGCCGCGCTGGACGGCGCGCTGACCGAAAAAGAGGAAAATGACCCGTCGGCGCTGTCGATCTGGGGCATTTTCCGCGATCCGAACGGCAACCCGAACATCTTCCTGATGTATTGCTGGGCCGAGAAGTACCAGATCCACGATCTCGCCAAGCGCGTCGGCGAAGATTGCCGGCAATTCAAGGTCGACCGGCTGCTGATCGAAAACAAGGCGTCCGGCCACTCGGTGAGCCAGGAACTGGCCCGGCTGTTCGGCTCATACGAATTCGGCATCGAACTGATCGATCCCCGGACCGGCTTTATCAAATCGCCCGACAAGGTGGCCCGGCTACAAAGCATCGTGCACTTATTCAGCGAAGGCATGGTCTACGCGCCTGACAAGACGTGGGCCGACGATATGATCAAGCAATGCGCAACGGTGCCGAGAGCGATCCATGACGACCTCGCCGACACCTGCAGCATGGCGCTTTTGTACCTCCGCCGCGCCAACCTGATTGTGCGTCGCGAGGAGCGCGAGGTCGAACTGGAGGATGAGACCCGCTACCGACCCCGGACCGGCGCATTGTATCCGGCCTGATTAGATGATAATTGTGACCGCAAGTTCATTTTTTAAGGGCCACTATGGCCGCACCCACGACCCTTCGCCTGGTTGATCCGGAACAGCCGCAGGAGCAACTTGCCCCGGCGACGTTCGACCTTGGCGAGGGCGATACCGGTGTCACCATCGACGAAAACGGCATCGCCCGGATCGAACATCCCGATGGTTCGGTGACGTTTGACGAACATCCGGCCCGCGACAAGCCGGAAAGCGACGACAAGAACTTCTACCGCAACCTCGCCGACGATATAAACGCCGACGATCTCGGCATGATCGCGTCCGATTTGCTCACTGGGATCGATCTCGACGACCAGTCGCGCAAGGACTGGCTACAGGCGCGCGCCGCGTTCATTCGGCTATTGGGACTCAAGCTGGAAGAGCCGCGCGGCGACACCGGTTCGGCCTCGGCCCCGCTGGAAGGGATGTCGTCGATCCGGCATCCGCTGATGCTCGAGGCCACGATCCATTTTCAGGCCAACGCGCTCGGCGAACTGTTGCCGGCGGCCGGTCCCGTCAAGGTTCGCAACGACCTTCCGATGCGGCCCGATGCGCCAGCGCTGCCGGCACCCGCCGCACAACCGCCCACCGCCCCGCCTAATATCGCAGGGGCTGCTGCCCCGCCGATGCCCGGGCCACCCCCGGGCATGCCGCCAGCGGCCGCCGCGCCGGGTATCGGCCACAACGGGCCGCCCGAAGGGCAGGCGATGGACGATTTGGGCTCCGCGCTCGAAAAGGACATGAATCATTACCTGACGGTGACGGCGACGGAATATTATCCCGACACCGACCGCATGATGTTTTACGTCGGTTTCGGCGGCGATGGCTTCAAGAAGGTCTACAATTGCCCGCTTCGCCGCCGCCCGGTCTCGGAATCGGTCGACGCCGAGGACATCATCGTCTCGGATTCGGCGACCGACATCCGCAACTGCGGCCGCGTCACCCACCGGATCAAGATGCGCCCGTCGGTGCTGAAACGGATGCAGATCGTCGGCGCCTACCGCGACGTGCCGGTGGGCCAGCCCAATATCGCACAGACGTTGACCGCGCCGGAACAGGAGAAGGCCGAGATCGGTGGCTACCGTCCGCAGCCGATGCAGCCGAAAGACGGCAAGTTCGAGGTCTACGAGTGCTACTGCGAACTCGACCTCGACCAGTTCGCGCCGGAGCAGTTCAAGGGCAAAGGCCTGCCGCTGCCCTACGTCGTCACGCTGGAAAAGGACAGCCGCCAGGTTCTCGCCGTCACCCGCAACTGGGATGAGGAAGACGAGCAGGCGCTGGCCAAGCAGTTCTTCGTCCAGTTCCCGTTCATCCGCGGTCTTGGCTTCTACGGTCTCGGGCTAGGCCACATCCTCGGCAATGTCACGATGGCGCTGACCGCGATCTGGCGCATCATGATCGACAACGGGATGTTCTCCAATTTCCCGGGCTTCCTGATTTCCAAGGGAGCGACGCGGCAGAACACCAACAACATGAGGGTGCCGGCTGGGTCGGGCTATCCGATCGACCTGCCGCCGGGCATGAAGATGGGCGATGCGGTGATGCCGCTGCCTTATAAGGAAACCGGGGCTTCGTTCACCGCGCTTGGCGTGCACATCGAGGAAGTCGGTCAGCGCCTCGGCCAGACCGCCGAATTGAATATCGGCGAGGGCAAGCAGGACGTTCCGGTCGGCACCACCATGGCCCTGATCGAGCAGGCCACCAAGATCATGGACTCCGTGCACAAGCGGCTGCACGCCGCGCAAGCGCAGGAATTCCAGTTGCTGAAAGAGCGCTTTCGCGAGGACCCGGAGGCATTCTGGCGCCACAACAAGCGGCCGGCGCGGGAATGGACCATCGAGCAATTCAAACAGGCGCTGGAGCAGCGCGAGCTCGTGCCGGTCGCCGATCCGAACAATCCGACCAGCCTGCACCGCATCGCGAAGGCCACGATCATCGACACGCTAGTCACCAAATATCCGCAGGACATGGACAAGCGCGCCGCGCTGAAGCGGATCATGCGGATCGCCGACATCGACAGCGAAGGCCTGATGCTGGGCCAGACCGCGCCGCCACCGCCCGACCCGCGCATGTTCGCGATCCAGTCCAAGGCGCAGGCGGAAGCGATGAGCGCGCAGATCGACAAGGCCAAACTTTTGCTACAGCAGCAGAACCAGCAGGCCAGTTTCGCCGACAAGGCCGCCGAGCGCGCCTTCAAGGAGCGCATGCAGCAGTTCGAAATGTACCTCGAACAGTTGCGGGTGCAGGCCGAGGCGATCATTCACGCCCACGACATCCAGCGCGACAACATGAAGGCGCAGTCGGAGGTGGCAACCAATCACGTCCAAGCCCTGCACGGCATGGCGATGGACGAGGCCAGCGGGCAGGCGGAACTGGCGCGCGGCGGTCAGGTGCATACTCACGAAATCATCAAGCAGCACGAGCGGAATCAGCAGGAACTCGCCGCGCAACGCGAGCGCCACGAGCAGCAACTGCGGCAGAACGACGAGACGCACGAGCAGAAGCTGGAACAGATCAGACAGCAGGCGGCGGCAAAGCCGAAGATCAAGTCGAAACCGAGCGGAGAAAAATAGATGGCGCACCCACACAGCGACGATATCCGCCGCAGTCACGGCGACAAGCTCGACGATATGACCGGCGCGCGCGGCGAGCACCCGATGGACCGGGCGTCACGCATCGCCGGCGTCAAGCCGGGTCAGCCGGCGCAAGGCGATGCGGCGCAGGGTCCGGAAGAACAGTGGACCGCCGCGCCGGCGCGACAGATTTCGAACCTCGGCAACATCAGGAAATAGCCATGGCACACAGTCATCACATGCACCGCGAGCATCAGGTTTCCCATCGCCGGGTTGATCATATCCTGAAGGACGAGCCGGAAGGTGCGAAGAAGCACTCGAAAAGCCACGCCTTCAGCAAGGTCACCAGCAAGACGGCTGCCGAGCATCACGACGCCAAGGTCGCGGGCAAGAAGGGGCCGAAACGCTACGCCCGTGGCGGCAAGGTCAAGCACGGTCATCAGACCAACATCGCGATCGTCGTTCCGCATCGCCCGGGCGCTGCATCCTCACCCATGGGCACTCCCCCCATGGCCGGGCCAACTGCCGGACCGCCTGTTCCCATGGGCGGTCCGGCTCCTTCTCCGATGGGTGCCCCGCCTCCCGGCATGCCGACGGGAATGCCGATGCGCAAACACGGCGGACGGATCGCGAAGAAAAGCGGGGGATCGATCGACGGCGAGTCCACCATCGCCGAAGACAAGAAGTGGAGCAAGCGCGCCGAGAAGAACAGCTATTTCCGTGGCGGCGCGGCCTCGGGTGTCGGCCGTGAGGAAAAGGCCGAGCACATGAAGCGCAAGGGAAAATGACGGCGATCAAAAGCCAGCATTCGCGAACGTTCGAGCAGCTTGCCGGCGAACACCGAAAGGCGCTGATCGAATCACTGTCGGCCGGCGTCCCAGAGGACTATCCGGCCTACCGACAATTGGTTGGACGAATCCAGGGCATCGACGATGCGCTGAAAATGTCCGGCGAAGCAGATTTCAAACTCAGTGGAGACGAACCTAATGAGCGTGCATAGCGCACCGAAGATCGAACAAATCAGCCGGGCTGTGGATCCCAAGCAGGGGATCATCAAGGCCGTCGGCGATCTAAGCGGCATCGGCGTTTTCAGCGATCTCGTATTGCTGGGGACCTTCATCCGCAACGAAAAGACCGCCGGCAACATCATTCTGCCGAAGGAATATCTGCAGGAAGACGAGCATCAGGGAAAAGTCGGGTTAGTCCTGAAGTCCGGACCGCTCGCCTACGCGGATTGGGAGGAAGGCGACGAGGTCGGCAAGAATGCGCAGCCGCATACCTGGGTCGTCTATGCGATCAAGGATAGCTGGCCCGTGCAGATCAACGGCGTCGCTTGCCGCTTCATTCCCTATGACAAGCTGCGGGCCCGCGTAACCGATCCCAAGATGGTGTTCTGATGCCCAGGATCAAACCCCCGCGCTCCCAGGAACAGCCGGCCGCCGACCTGATCGAAGACAACGCGCCGCCGACCGAAGATATCGAGATCGTACTCGCGCCGGATGACGAGCCGGTCGAGATTGAGCTTGCGCCAGCGCCTGTCGAACCGCAGCCGAGGTCGACCCCGGCCCCTACGGATGATGACGCGCTGGTCCGTGCAGCGGAAGCGACACGCCGTGCCGAGGACTTGCAGCGGCGCAATGCCGAGTTGGAGCGACAAAACCGGGATCGCGACGAGGAACTGGCCCGCGAGCGCGGCCGCGGCGACGAGGCCGAATACAACTCGGTCCTGACCGCGATCGCGGCGGAGCAGGGCGCGCTGAGCAAGGCCAAGTCCGATTATACCACCGCGGCCGCTGCAAGCGACTGGGCCGCCGCCGGCGAGGCGCAGGAGGCGATCGCGGCCGCGCGCGGCCGGCTCGACCGCCTCGAGGACGGTAAACAGGCATTCGAATCCCGTCGAGAAACCCGGGGCACCGAGCCGCGCCCCGCCGCGCCCCAAACGCTGGATTTCGAGCAGAAAATCACGGCGCTGCCGGACACCGCCAAGCAATGGCTGCGCAAGCATCCGGAGTTCATCAACGACGAAGCGCTGAACCGCAAGATTGGCGCCACCCACAATTATCTGGTGGATAACAAGGGCGTCGCCGCCTTCACCCCGGCCTATTTCGACGCGCTTGATGCCGAATTTGGCTTCAAGGGCGCCAGCGATCCTGATCCCCAACCGCAGCCTCAGGCCCAACCTCAGGCCCAACTACAACGAAGGAGCATTCCCATGTCGGCCCCGGTTTCCCGTGACGTCCCGACGGCTTCCGGCCAGCGGCAGTCGGACAACAAGATGACCCTGACCCCGAAGGAGCGAGAAATCGCGCGGCTGTCGATTCCGGACACGCCCGGGCTGCCGAAGCTGTCGAATGCGGAGAAGGAACTGATGTACGCCAAGAACAAGGCGCGACTCAACACCATGAAGGCCAACGGCACCTATTCGGAGCGCAGGGAATGAGCGAAGCAGCGAAGACCGAGACGACCAAGCGCAAGGGCGGATGGCCCGCCGGCAAGCCGCGCACCAAGCGCGAGGCGCCGAGCCCCGTTGCGGTGATTGCCGCTGCTGACCGCGCCGTGAAGCCACCGGCGAAGAATCCTATGCTTGCCAAGATGAAGGCGCGGCCAAACTGGGACAGCGACGATTTCGTGGGCGTTGGCCTCGAAGGATCCGACCGGCTGCACATCCCGAAGGAACTGGTGGATTCGTTGTGGCGCGACGGCATTGCGCTGCAATGGGCGACCAAGTCTGTCCGCGGCATGGAAACGCCGCAGGAAATGGCCAAGATGACCCGCGGCGGCTGGACCCCGGTCCACCAGTCCGACTTCGACGGCTTGCTCGACGGCATGTTCATGTCGAAGGGCATCGACGAGCCGATCGTGGTCGACGACTGCATTCTGGTCGCGCGCCCGGCAGAAATTCAGAAGAAGGCGAAGCGGGCGATGGATCGGGACGCCACCATGCCGCTGCAGATCACCGAGGAACAGATCGGCCACGGCATTCCCGGCGTCACCGGCAGCGGCCACAAGAGCGTCAAGAACACCATCAACCGGACCCTGGAGCGGGTGGAGATTCCGGATTGATCGGCTGGGAGGGTATTGCAATCGACCAAGAAATGAACTAAGGGTCACAAGAACAGGACCGCGCCGGTCCTAAGCATACCCTCCGCGCGCCGTGGAGGCTCAGGTGATGACCAATCGCGAATAGTCGCGTGCGGTTGCCATTTCAGGAGCCTTCACCGTGTCAAACACCCTCGCATCTCCCACCATGGGCTTCCAGTCCTTCGGCCGTGCCGAAGGTGGATCGCCGACCGCCGGCCTGACCGGCGTATGGATCGCATCAACCGATGCCGGCCTGCTGTTCCGTGGCGACCCCTGCGTCACGTCGAGCAACGGCGGCACCAACAACTCCGGCGCCTACATCACGTCGCTGAACACCAACTCGTTCACCGGCGGCGGCGTTCTGGTCCGCGGCATCTTCCAGGGCTGCTACCAGTACCAGCCCAGCGTCCAGCGCGTGGTCTGGAGCAATTTCTACAACGGATCGGTCACCGGTTCGACGCAGGACATCAAGGCCTACGTCATCGACGATCCCGACCAGCAGTTCATCGTGCAGGCCTCGACCAAGGCGACGATCACCTCGTCCTATGTCGGCCTGAACATCTCGGTCACCGCCAACACCACGACCGGCAATACCTTGACCGGATACTCGAACGTGACGGTGGAATCGACGTCGACCACCAACGCCTCGTCCTATCCCTTCCGCATCGTCGACTTCTACTCGGCTGATGCACCTCCGGGCGGCCTGCAGGGCCCCGCGATCGGCACCAACGCTTTCGTCAACGGCACGGACAACACCAGCGTGGCGAACATCCTCATCGTCCGTCTCAACAACTGCGACCGTCTGAATTTGACGGCGCGTAGCTCGTAAGGGGGACACGTAGATGCCCGTTTCACTCGCACAAGAAAAAGACCTCCTTCTCCCCGGACTCTGGGGTATCGACGGCCGCTATCCGATGATCGAGCGGCAGTGGCCGCAGATCTTCAAGCAGGTCGATTCCCAGATGGCGCTGGAGCGCCGCGCCTCCATGCGGTTCTTGGGCTATGCCCAGCTCAAGAACGAAGGCGGCGTATCGGCAACCGACAACAACGCCGGCCAGCGCTACATCTACAACGCCCAGCACTTCGAAATCGCGCTGATGTACGCGATCACGCGGCCGGCGATCGACGACAATCTGTACAAGGCGGAGTTCGGCCCGAACAACGACGGCCTGATGGAAGCGTTCAAGGAGACCGAGGAGGTCTACGCCGCCAACATCATCAACAACGCCACCGTGTTCAACACCTCGGTGCAGGGCGATGGCGTGTCGCTGATCAACACCGCGCATCCGATCGACGGCAATACCATCGCCAACCAGCCGTCGCCGGACGTCTCGCTGAACGAAACCTCGCTGCTCAATGCCGCGATCACCATCCGCTCGACCTGGAAGAACAACGCTGGCCTGAAGATCCATGCCCGCGGCCAGAAGCTGATCGTGCCCGCCAACCTCGAGCCGATCGCCGCCCGGCTGTTCCGCAGCGAATTGCGGGTCGGCACCGGCAACAACGACATCAATGCGGTCCGGGAAATGGAGCAGTCCTTCAAGGACGGCTACATGGTCTACGACTACCTGACGTCGTCATTCGCGTGGTTCGTTCTGACCAATCATCCCGGCCTGGTGTTCTTCAACCGCAAGCCGTTCGAGACCGATATGAGCGTCGAGTTCTCGACCGACAACCTCTTGGTGAAGGGCTACCAGCGCTATGTGCCCAGCTACTACGACTGGCGCCATATCTGGGGCACGTTCCCGACCTCGTGATGGCGGAGAAATAGACACATGACCATCACCGCACTTTCCGGTCCGGTTGTCCAGTTTGGCATCACCACCACCTCAAGCGGTGGTGGCCTGACCGGGCTCGACACGGAGCACAACAGCCAGCGGGCACCGATGGTGGCCGACCTCGGCGATTCCATGATGGATCCCCGAGTATCGTACAATTATGACCCCGGCTCCGGCGTTACCGCCAAGACCTTTGCGTTCTACAACAACGTCGGCGTGGTCGATTATGTCCCGACCACGCTGAATGCGAGCGCCTTCGTCTCGGCGACGGTCGTGGCCACCGGCGTGACCGGCGCCTTTCCGCTGAATGCGGCATCGTCCGCTGGCGGCACCTATTCCACCACCATTATCGCCCCGGAAACCTATACGGCCACCGGAACGCTGCTCGCGATCGATTCCACGGCCGCCTACCTGCCGATGGGCAGTGACGGAACGGTCGCCTTGTGGAATCCGGGCGCCGGCACCGGCCGCAACATCACGATCAAACTGTCCACTACCGGTGACGCCGGGACCTATTCGGTAGCCGGCCGCGATATGTACGGCTTCAAGATGACCGAGACCATCACGGCCGGCGGCGCGACCACCCTGGCGGGTAAGAAGGCCTTCAAATACATCTCGTCGATCACCAATTGCACTACGCCGGTTTCGACCGGCATCAGCATCGGGTTTGGCGACGTCTACGGCCTGCCGTTTTACTCGCCCTATGCGGGCCTGAATACGCTGATTGCCCTGTCTTCGGCGGCCAGCGTTTCCGCGACCATCGTGCCCTCGACCGCGAACTTCAATGCGGCATTGGCTTCTACCGCCACCGCGACCTCGACCACCGCCGATGTCCGCGGCACGTTCGCATCCACCACCGCGAGCAACGGAACCACCCGTCTGCAGATCGTCGTGACGCCCGCAGCTTCCGCAATCGCCGCGATTACCTCGACCAATGTGGCTCCCTTGTTCGGCGCCACGCAATTTTCCTCGGTCTAAAGGAGCCGAACCATGAGCCATCACAAGCACCACATGAAGCACAAGAAGGCCCGCGGCGGCTCGATGTCCGGGCGCGATGACTATGCGGGCAGCGGCGAGCCGGACGTCATCAAGGATGCCGAGAAGAAGAAGCACGGCGGCGGCGTCCACGTCGGCAAGGTGCACGGCCACAAGGGCAAGCATCGGGTCAAGAAAGCTCGCGGGGGTAGCTGCGATGCAAACCCTTTCTCGAGCGCTCACCGGGGCTAGAACGCGCCTCTGGTGGTAAGGCGGGCCACTGGATTTCCGGAGCGATCAAGCATCCCGGTGCGCTGCATCGGGCTTTGCACGTTCCTGAGGGCGAGAAGATCCCCGCGGCCAAAATGGCCAAGGCGTCGCATTCCGATAATCCGCGCGTCCGACGCATGGCCGGTCTCGCGAAGACGCTGAAGGGGATGCATCGCTAATGCCCAACCCGCAATACGTCACACTGACATCGACCGGCACCTCGGCAACGATTGCCCTCGACTACCGTCAGAAGGGACCGTTCAACGCGTCCGTTGCGGTCACGGGATCGACGTCCGGAACCTTCACGTACACTGTCCAGTACACGCTTGATGACAAGCAGTTCCTGGCCAATCTTGGTCCGCAGCTCGGATCATCCCTGAGCAGCCGGACGCCAGTGTTCTTCTCCGACGCCAACCTTGCTGCTGTGAGCTCCAACGGCACCTCCAATTACATGTTTCCGGTAGCTGGAGTGAATTTGCTGTTGTCGGCGGTCTCCTCTGCCGCAGTGACGATGTGTGTCATCCAGGGAGGCTAATCTGTGGCCCCCGTTCAACTCGTAGGCATCGGCGTCACGATCCCATCTGTTGGCGTTTCACTCACTCCCACGACGTCCCAGTTGCCGTGGGGAGGGGAGAGTCTGCGTGGTATCGGCGTTTCGCTTGGTTCAGCGGCACTGACGCTCTCAAATGCAACGGTGAACTCCGGATCTAGCATCGGGACAGTTATAGGGGACTTCTCCGTCGTAAATGGTTCTACGAGACCATACACGTTCTCGCTTACTGCAGGAACCAGTCTATTCACGATCAGCGGATCGACGTTGGAAGTGAATGCTGCCCTGAGCGTCGGATCAGTCGCGATCACGGCGCAGGCGAGTGATACCGGCACGTCGATCATTTCAGGTCCTTTCCTGATCACCATCACGTCCTCTTCGTCATCAGGCACCAACGGGCCGATGGACTTCAGCGTTCCCGGAAATATTGGAATCACCGCAGCTCTCCCATGAGGACAATCATGCGCAAATATCTGCTAATCGCCCTTTCGCTGCTGCTGACCACTCCCGCGATGGCGGACTGGACGGGCAAGGATGCCTCCGGGGCGACGATCACATTCAAGAACGCAAATACATGCTCGAGCGTCGTCTGCGTGCCGGTCGCGGAACCAGTAGACAGCACAGGTGCGGCGTTCGGTGTCAGCGGCAACCCCTTCTTCATCAGTGTTGCATCATTACCGCTACCCAGCGGCGCGGCGACCGCAGCCAATCAGTCTACGGAAATTACGTCTCTGGCGACGATCGCCACCAATACCGGCGCGGCAATACCGGCTGGTACAGCCACCATCGGCAATACCGGGACAGACCCGTCCTCTGGCAAGGCAACGCCCACCTTCGCCTTCCTGGCGCTCCCGCAGACCACCACGACCCAGATGATCGCGTTGAGCGGAACCAAGGTCACCTACGTCACATCGCTGCATTTCATGGCGAGCGGCGCGGTGAACGTGACGCTGAAATACGGCACCGGCACCAATTGTGGGACGGGCACGACCACGCTTGACGGTCCTTTCCCGCTTGCAGCACAGGCCGGCATGGCGATCGGCTCTGGAACCGGGGCCATCTTGATTGTCCCGGCCGGACAAGAACTCTGTGTCACCACGGACGCGAATATGTCCGGCACCGTTGGCGCAACCTATCAGCAGTTCTGAGGGCTGTCCGATGCTTAGGATTTTCCTAGCGCTGTGGCTGGCGATCACACCCGTGTTCGCATGGGCTGGATCCATGACGATGATGGGGGTTGGTGCGCCGCCTACCTCGGGCCCCGCGTTCTCGCTAACCTTTCAAAGCTCCAATGGTCTGAATAGCACTGCGTCCAGCGTTACGTACAACGCCGGCTCTCCGATGACGTATGGGGCCGGAAACACAAGAGTTGTGATCGGAGTAAGTTGGGCAAACGATAACGTCCACAACATCACGATTTCCAGCATTACAGTTGGCTCAACGTCGTTCACGCAAGTCCCCGGTGCGTATGTCAGTGCTTCGGTAAATACCGGCGGTTCTGACATCTGGATATCGAACTCTCCGATCGCCGGTTCGTCTGGAGTCGTCACTGTCAATTTCTCGAATGCCCTCGGAAATGCGACCTCGGTTGCACTATACAATTTACAGACCGCGACTCCGGCTGCTTTCGCAGGCAGCAATTTCACAGTGTTTAATGCTACTTCCGGAAGCGGTTCGATCTCAGTTCCGCCCGGAGGGGCTGGCATAGCTATTACTTCGGATCAGGGTTTCTCGGGCTTGGGTGGATCATTCACGGCCGGCATCACGCAAGATTTTAATATAGCTTACGGAGCCTTCAGCACCCCGTTCTTTGGAGGACATACTACATCAACCGGCAGCGTTACCGTTACGGCGACTTTCTCGGGGGCAGCGGGCGCTCCCGTTTCAATGGCGTCGTGGGGGCCATGACGTTGCGGGGATTTTGTTGCGCATTGCTGGCTATTTTAGCATTAATTGCTCCCGCTGCTGCTTTCTGGCACGGCAACGCTGGGGCGACCGGCGGTTCCCAGGTCAACATCGCAGACCTTCTTCAGGCTTCTGACCTGATCGACGTGTTCAACGTCGCGACGGTAACGCCCACGGTTTCGTCCGATGCCGGACTGATGGATGCAGACGGTTATTTCAACGGCACGCTCGCCGGCAACGTCGGCATCTCGTTTCCAAATAATGGGTTCTGGACCAACACTCAATATGAGTTGTTTTTCCCAGCGGGCTTTCAGGGGCCTGTGCATTTCAACGCCAACGCGACGAGTTGCACCGCCAATGTCAATGTCACGGTCAGCGGGTGCACGGGATCAGGTCCGACCGATTTCTCGCCGACCACCAACGCGGGTGGCTCGGTCCAGTTCACGACAAATTCAACCCAATTGAGCGCGTTCTTTCTGGGTGGCAATACTTACGCCCATACTCTCGGCAGCAAGCTTTCTCTCTATCGCGTGAGCGACAAGACGGCATATCAAGCCGGCGCGATCTGGACGCCAGAGTTGATTGCGCGAAAGATTGATTTCCACGCCAAGACCAACCGCGAAATGCAGATCATGCAGTTCGGGGCGAGCGGCTTCAACGGCGAGACGAACTGGAAATATCGCACGTCGCCGACGAGTTTTGCGTGGGAAAGCAACCGCTACCCGCCTGGCCTGTGGTCTGGCGGCGCTGGCACCAGCGGCGCGATCACCGGGACCAATCAGTACACCGCAGCCGCAGCAGCCGACACGCCGCTTTCCGGCTGGGTAAACGGTGAGCAGATCATCGGGGCGGTGGCGAATGCCAGCGCGGGGACAATCGCCGTTAGCGGGGCAGCTAATAATGGATCGGGCCTGTGCCGCATCACAGCGAACACAACAAACATTACGACCGGCCAGTCGGTCAACGTCATTAACCTGTTTAATTCCGATGGGACCGTGAAGACGGGGTGTAACGGCGTCTTCAATGCGACAGTCATCAATTCGACTACGCTCGATCTTCAGGCATCAACATTCAATGGGACCGGATATCTTGCCAATTCCGGTTTCGTGGGCATCCAGACGCTGACGATCACGGGTAAGTCCGGCGGTGCCAAGTTCATCGTCGATATCACAGGGCTTCCGCGTAACGCGCTCAATCAAAGCGTCGTCGTGTCGACCGGCCTAGGAACTTTCACCTATGACGACGTGCTTGATGTCGTAAAGTACAATCAGAACGGGATCGGTTCGTCGGCGGCTCCGATCGAGGCGGTAATAAATCTATCAAACTCGACCAACGCGAACCTCTGGGCGAACGTGCCGCCATGGGCGACCGATGATTACGTCAACAATTGGGGTGGCGCGATCTGCTCCAGCCTGAGTTCGTCCTTATTTTTCTATCAGGAATACTCCAACGAACTGTGGAATCCCGGCTTCCCGCAATGGCAATGGGCGCTGCGGCGCGGCCTAGCCTTTGGCTGGGTCGGCAGCGCCGGTCAAGCAAACGAGGGCTGGGTGGGCCTCCGGTTCCGTCAGATCGCTGGCAATCTGATCCCGGCGATTCCCTCCTGCGCGGCCCGCATGTCAACAATCCGGCGCGTGCTGGCCTATCAGGGCGGCGGTGACGCGTCACAGGTTCAAAACCTATTCGGCGGCGCGCAACTCAACACGACGACCGGCAACGCGCTCTACTGCACTTATACCGGCGGAACGTGGTCGGGGTCTGCCTGCACGGGAGGCGCGAATTATTCGGTCAAGCCTAATCGTCCGATCGATGTCGCTGAAACCGAGGCCGCCGCCCCTTATGCTGCCGGAACAAATCTCTGCGCCGCTCCTGACGTTGGCTGCGTCCTTGATACCACCAATGCGCCGTTCTACCAGGCTCTCACGAACGCATGGGAAGCTGGCAACACGGCTGCTGCGATTGCCCTCGTCGACAACGATTTCCGGCAGGCCACCACGCTCAACCAGACCGTGACCGCAGCAGGTTCGACATTCACCACGCCGAGCGCGCACGGGTTTTCATCGGGGCTGTTCGGGACCTACGTTCTGTTTACGACGACCGGTACACTGCCGACAGGCCTTGCGCTCAACACGCTTTACAATGTCACCAGCACACCGACATCATCGACCTTCACGGTCCGGCCGCTCGTTAATGGATTCCCCGCCGGTTCGAACGTCAGCGTGAGCGGGGGCACCGGCACCATGTCGGTCGGATCGTCCAGCCAGCGCAACCTGATGTGGATGGCTAACGCCTGGTATCCGTTCTTTGAAAGCAATGCGGCCGCGTTCGACGGCGACCGTCCCGCCGGGATGGCAAACGTCCGGGTCGAATGGTACGAGGGCAACATCGAGCTTCAAGGGCCTGCTACACCTTCCGTCTGCACTGCGATGGGCGTCACGTCGCCCAGCCCGGCAGTCGTCAATTTTACAGGCACCACATCCGGGAATAACGGGATCACTGGAATATCGAGCCTGTCGAACCTGCATGTCGGCATGGTGCTGTCTGGCGTCGCGGACATCCCGTCCGGGACGTACATCACCGGAATTGGCGTGGGAGCCTTCGCCAATTTGGACCCGACGGCGATCACGATCAGCGCTAATGCGACGAGCTCGAACACGGAGTCTATCACCGCGACCGGCAATTGCGCGTCGGATACGGCGCAGGCCATCATCGCGTGGAAGAACGACAATATGTCGGAGCTATCGCAGATTGCCTATTACAAGCAGTTTTTCGGCACCGACCCGTCGCAGCCGGTGACGTTCGGACTGATGCCGCACGCGCGCACGCCGTCGCAACTGGTGATGTTCGGGGAGTGCAACGGCTCTGGCGGGAGTTATTCCATGATGCCGGGCTGTCTGGCGAACTCAACGCCTTATGTGCCCTATTACAGCGGGTTTTCAACCTTCAACAGCGGATTCAACTAGAACCCATATTCCTGCGACCAGATCGCATCTTCACGTTCAAGCCGCTCGCGCTCTTCCTTTGCTAAAGCTGCTCTACGCTTGGTCTCTCGTCTGCCGGCTCGCGCCATACAGGCGAAGAAGAAGCCTAGTCCAACCAGCAAGAGAATAGCAATGGCGGTTTGGATCATCCCCCACCACTACCCCCGGTAGCGCCCTCCCTACAAGCCGGGACAAGTGTAAATAAGGGGATTGACAACTGGAAAGGGGAGGGTGGCTAAATCCAGTGGAGGAAGTCTTCGACGATAAGGGAGCCAATGCTCACGGTAAACAGAGCTAACTGAAACTGCCAGCGTTTCATCGTAACCGGCTCGTTGAGTGATTCCTTGAGCGTCATGGTGCATCCTCCGTCATTGGCCATCATCGCGACAGCGCGGCGCTCTCAAAGTCGCCGGCTGCGATCTTCCCTGCTTCCGAATTCCATAGTCTGATTGCATCGAGTTGATTATTGCCGTTGACGCCAACGAAATGCTCCTCCGGAGGCAAGGGAGGGTACATCGCGGCGTCAGTGTTGTCGTTGGGCATGGGTGATTCCTGTTTAGGAACTACGCGTGGGCGTCGTCTTTGGAAAGTGCGAAATATTCCCGCAGTCTACATCTCTTGGCTATTTGGCAATGGGATAATGCACACTCAACCATGTGAGGATTCTCGCAAGGATAATCCCACCCCGGACCACCCCTGAGGCGCACGCTTTCGCTGATTTTTCGCTTAGGCATGATAGGTCCTGTTTAGGAGTGCGAACAGGCAACGGCGCGTTGCATGACCTCGTGTAGGTAGCGCATCTCGTCGTCGCTCGGCTTGCGGTTGAAATAAAAGCATAGCGATTGAGCATTCTCAACATCACGGCCAACGCCCGGGCACTTTAGGTCTTCCGCGATATCGCGCTTCCACTCGTGTTTATTGCCCAAAAATACTACGTTCGTCGGGCAATCGCAGGAACGCAGGCGTCCTGGTGAAACCTCTCCGCATCCGGCGCACTTCCAATCTTGCTCAACCATGGCTCGATCTCTGCTCAGGATCGAGGAGGTGCAACGGCGTGTTGCTCAAAATACCAACGAGGGGTCGAATGAACCTTGGTCTTCCCTTCCTCCTGCCATGACACATCTTCATCGGTGAACCCGATGACTTTTGCCCGCACCTTATTAAATTCGTATGTCGTGCCAGCCTTGGGGTGAATCTCTACGGTGTTCATTTGTATTCCTCGGTCAGGGCCGCTTGGGTGGAAATCTTACCAACCGATCATATAGGTGACAGGCCAAGAGTTCGGCGCTGTATTCCATTGGGAGAGACAACATAAGCTCGGCCGCCGCATCGACCCAAGCATTGCGATTCGCCAGATGTGGGGGTAGATCATTCTGTGCAGGTTGGCGCAGAAGGCGTCGTCTCAATTCGTGTGGATTGACGCCAGCAACCTTGGCACCGGCCTTTATGTCGGGCCATTTTAGATTTGGCTTCATGCTCCCTCTCCATTCGAGACTATGACACGCTCGATGGTCCAGCCGATTTCTTTTCGGTAGTTCCAGTCGTATGCGCCGCGGTAGCTATTCATGACGATATTTTGGATGGCGGCTTTTCTCGTCGGTGCCATGTGCTCGTAATAGACCAATGGTCGCCTCCGGCCTCTGTCTAAAACCGGAACGTACCAGATTTCATTGATCGTTATGCCCATGGCTCTCGCGCTCCTTACGGCATCTCACCCAGATTGATGCACTCGCCGGCATAGGGATGCTGCGTGTTATGAAGCCCGCTCGGATGCCGGAATCCGGCAGCAATCGCCATTGCGGCGAATGCAAACGAGGCGGCCTGGTAGGCGATCTCTCGCGGGAAACCGAAGCCGAGCCGATGGTCAATGATGAACTCGATCTCGTGCCCGCGATCATACATTGCCACATGCGGCATCAGCCGGCCGTCGATGATAACCGAGCAGCCGGTATTTTCAGGGCCGGTCATTTCCTTGATAAGGTCGCGCTTTGGCTCGGTCGGAAAGTCAGTCACGTTGGTCATTTGGGAGTCCTTTTTAATCCCTCGTTGCATAGACGAAAAACCCGATAACGATTAGTGCGGTCACGCCAACAACCGAATAAACAAGTATACGCGGATACAGCGTGTTCCCGATCCAGATCAGTTCATCCATAGGCTCTCGCGCTCCTATTCCGGCAACGTCAGGCTCACGAAATTTTCGTGTATCCCTTGTATCGTTTCGTCGTCAGCGTCATCGGTTTGCCGAGCGGAATTGATGTTTCCGCTACCATTTGCATGGTGTAGATCGTCTCACCGGGAGCGCACTTGGCAAGCTCGATTGCGCGACGGTCGGCCGCCGCCTTCGTGGCGAAGCTCTCGGGATAGGCGTCGTTTTTCTTCAGGCCCATCGATACTTGGCCCTCGTGGTCGATCACTACAAATTCTTTCGTCGCCATACTTCTCTCCAATGTTTGGGGGACTCGCAGTCGCTACTGATAATCGGGCCACTCTTCATCGCGCATTTCGCGGATGATGACTTCGGCCGGCCGCTGATCGCCTGGGCCGTATTTCCGGATAGCCTCGGCGCGTTGCACCGCCGTCAAGGGCGTCGAAAGGGCATAAGCCAGTCGTTCTTTCTTTTCCTGTTCGTCCATCTTCATTCTCCTTGCGCCGCAGGGGCGCGGTGGTCAGTAATCGCCGTCTTGCAAAACGAAGGCGCGAGGGTGAGCAACATTGATGCGCCGAAGCGTGAAGGGCTTCTTCGCATCCAGGCCATGCTGCTTAAGTTCCGCCTGCAACAGTTCTCGGGCAATCTCCTCGGTTTCAGCGACCACAACGGACGCCACCCCGACCCAATGCCCGTCATGGTCAACGCAGGTATAGACGTTCAGCATGTCGCACCTCTGAGTTCCTCTGCATCCAACTCTAGTGCGTGGCGCCAGGCGGGCGCTCCGGCGTCAATGCCTTGATGTCAGCCATCGACTTGTCGATGAATTTGATTAGGTGCGCGCGCTGCTCACCTTCCGCAGTCCGGAGGTTTTCGCATTGCTCGATCAGGTTGCTGATGCGGTGACCAACCGGCGTATCGGCGCCGTGCTTGTTCCTCATGGCGATTAGCTCCCGTCGGGTGTTCTCAAGATCGAAATTCATTGCCCTTCCTTCCACTTCCAATTTGCGAACTTGTCTCCGGTCTGTCTCAGGTGCGAATAGCGCTTGAGCGATTGCCATGACCGATGACCGGATACGCCGGCCGCGCGCGGGATCGTCCAGCCCATCTCGAACAGGCGCGAGATGCCTTCATGGCGCAGATCATGGAAATGCAGATCGACGATGCCGAGCAGCTTGCAGGCACGCGTGAAGGCGGCCGATATCGCGTCGGGAGAGGCGGGGAAGATTGCCGGGCCGGATGCGGTAATCGACTTGATGATCGCTTCGGCCTCGGGAACCAGATCGCACCACGTATCGTTGCCGATCTTGTCGCCGGGGTGCTTCATGTCCCGCACCAGCACGCGGCCGGCCTCCAGATCCTTCCATGCGATCCGGCCTATTTCCTCCTGCCGGCGCGTCGAGAAGATCGCAAAGGCAATGATCTTCTGCATCGGGATCGTATCAGCCCGCCGCGCCCGGACCTTCCCGAAATGCTCCATCAGCTTGTCGAGTTCGCCCAGGGTCGGGCGCCGGTCACGCTCGTCGCTCTTGGAAATGATCCCCATCTTGCGAAGCACGATCTGGGCATCGGTCATGGCCTGCTTGTCGAGCGGGTATTTCCACATCGGACGGGCGATGGTGAAGATCGAGGATAGATGCGACATATAATTGCCGCGCGTGGCCGGCGACGAATCCAGCGATTTGGCGAAGTCGCATAGTTCCGCGGAATCGACCATCGAGCATTTCTTCTTGGCGATCGCGTGTGCCTTGATCGACCGGAGAACCTGGGCCTTGGTTTTGCCCATGGCCTTTTCGGACTCGTCTATATAGCGATCGATCACGACTGAAAGCGGAGGATCGTTCTGGTCGGCCTTCGCCCGATCCAGCGCACCCGGCACCGCCAGCGCCTTCTCGCGGGTGTCGAGCCATGTCCTCGCAGCCGGCCGGCGGTCGAATGTGCGGGCTTCCCTGAGCACTACGACGCCCTCCCGCATGATGGCAATTTTCGCCAGATATGCCATGGTGCCGTCCTTGCGGCGCCGGCCGATGATGCTTCCCATTTGGTACAAGGCCCCCGAGTTTGGAACATTGTACCAAAACAGAACCGAAAACCCCGGATATGTCCAGAATTGTCACGGCGAAGCGCACCCTGAAAATCGTGGGGAAAACCCACCATTTCAAGAATATGCAATGATTTCAAAAGACTGGACATTCGCCACTGCCCCTATGATGGACTGGACCTACTCTAAACGCGCAGTGCTATAAAACAAGCGGTGTCTTTAGTTATCGACCGGGCTTTGTACCAAGAACATGCTCGCTCAAGATCGTTTACGCAGTAGCGGCTTCGATGGAGCGTCACTATAAACTGTCCAGCCGATCCAAAAAGAAAGTGGACCGGTAAAACCCGCGAATAGCGAAGTTCCTATATCCTCCGTCTCGTAATCGTACTGATTGCGTAGCCAATAGATGTGGCTCCAGACGCCGACCACGTACCAAGCCGCAATGCCAAGCCAGATGTAGATCGTTGTCATCGCGTCATCTGCTCCAGTTCCTTGTGCGCCACTGCCCGGCGCCCGTCGAGGTAGTCCGCCAAATCCTGCAAATGGACGCCCTTGGCTGATTTCTGGCTGGTGGTCGATCGAACCAGGGGCAGCTTGATCCCGCCATTGCCGATCTGCCGGAGGAACTCATCCAGCGTCAGGTGGGGGAAAAAATCCGCCCGCACGGATTCCACCGGGATCACCGGCAGGCCATCGTATCGCGCCATCAGCAGGAAGGCTGTGTTCACGTCGCATCCTTTTGTTGAGCCTGAGAGAACGAAAGTGCCCCCGCGAACATATCGTTCTGCGAAGCTGGCTTCAGCGCAGCGCAGGCCTGCTGATTGATCCAAATTACTTCAGTGCGAGGTCGAGCGCCATCCGCGAAGGCCTGTCGCTCAACCCGACGCCAGCCAGGGAGTGCATCGTCGTAAAGAGGCGACGGATAACCCGATAGAATAATCATCCCCTTCAGCGAGGGCAGCACCTCGAGCAACCCGGCATGATCGCCCTCCGACAACTCGTGGGTATAGGCTCGCGAGCCGTCCCGACGCGTTTCCGGAAGGTAGGGCGGATCTAGATAAAGAAGAGTGTCTGCGGTCGCCCGTCGCGCCAGCGCTCGCCAGTCGCGGTTAGAGAGGCACACGTTTCGCAGCCGGCGCGCGGTCCAAACGAGCGCTCGAGCATATCTAGACCACTCGTAGGGGCCGCGTTTGTAGTCGCTGAAAACTTCGACGCGAAACCCAGAGACACGCCTAGCGGAGTCCGTGCCATGAGCGAAGGCCTGCCGAACGGACAGGCGGCGGGCGTCTTCTACCGCATCATCCGGGCAAGATTCCAGCGATGTTCGATATTCCGCCTCGGAGAATGGCGTCAGGCGCAAGGCCCTGATCAGCCTCCGACGCGTTTCCTCGTTTCGCAATACCTGAAAGAAACTTACGAGGCGGCCGTCCAGATCGTTAAAAACCTCGACCTGGGCTGCCTGCTTGCGAAGCAGGACGCTGCCGGCGCCGCCGAACGGTTCGATATAGATCTGATGCGCCGGGAAATGGCTGATGATCCACGGCGCGAGTTTCCACTTACCGCCGTGCCATCGCAATACAGGTCGCGTGGGTGTCACCGCATTCATGGCTTCGGCGATCCTCCCACATCAGCAAACATATCCGGCGTTTTGTCACAGCGCTCCGGCGGGATAGCGTCGGTTGTGAAAGCAGTGCAGCGCGGCCCCTTCTCGTCCTCTATCCATTCGGTTGGATACATGGGATCGTCGATATCGAAAACGTAGGTAGACGCCGCGATCGGGCAGCCGTCACCGGAATCAGGATCCTCGCGATAGGCTGCGTCCCTGGCGCAGTGAAGGCAC